TGTAACAATGGTGTTTGTTGCATTCTGCGACGGCAAATTGTAATAATTACTAAAAGTGTTTAAATCGGTAACTATTTGAGCAAATGTAGACGACCCAGGTGCATCAACAATTGCAATTACTTGCCCCGCGCCTGTTAACGATGCCGGCATATTATAGTGTTTTGTTACATCCAACGGACTAAGAGTATTGCCTCTGCCGGTACCAACCTTTGCAAAGGATGTCATCATTGGTTCGGCATCAGCAGCGGGCGCGACTGTTGGTGCTGCTAAAGGAATACTATTTGGATTTGCGGCCGTGCTGGTTGTTCCGCCGCCACCGCCACATCCACCAAAGACCAATGCGATTGCTGCGACTAATATAAGATTACGAGTTTTCATTTTATTACCTCCATTAAGTTTAAATAAAGGTAAAAATGGGTAACGATCAAAACAGTTGAACTTCCTGATTTGCAGCTGGCTGGCATGACTTGCGTCGTAGCCCCTCTAGCATTGCGTCACCGATTTTCACCGGTTTTGCCAAAATTACATTTGCTTCATTTGTATTTATCCACTTATTCAATTAAGTGCGAATTTACACATTTGATCTTTTGCGCTTTTCTTTAGCGTATGTGTATATAATAACACCTTTTTGAGTAAATGTCAAGAACTTTATTCAATTTTGGTTGAAATATCTGTTGCTAACCCCATCTTAATACAAATAACATAGCATCTTTGTTGTTTTTAAAGATAAACTCCCAGTTTTGACTCTTAACCGAATCAACGCAGTTATCTTCTAGCCATCCTTGTATAGAGAGGCAATCGGCTGCATTTTTGATAGGCTTAATCTTAATCCTAGTCCACCCAGACGTAACCATATAATCTGAGAAAATGCTCCAATCAATGGTTGCACTTATCTTTTCTGATAAAGCATTAGTTATGTCTTCTTCTAAACCCATTATATCACATGTCCATTTTAACTAGCTGTAGTTTACGCATATTTCAATAATAACATCATAGCATCTTCTTCACTATTAGTTGCAACAAAAAGCTCGTCTGTCCCGAATTCCGTGAAATGAAATCTATGATCATGTTGATTCCATTCTCCTCGAAATATATTATAATAACAATGGTTACCTAATGGTCTTTTTGGCCACATATAACTTAAGAAATCTGCATTAGGACACAACCCCCATATATCTGCTTCTGTGAATACTTTTGCGTAATCCGTCGTGAAAACAAACTTATACCCATAAAAATAATTATTAGCATCGCCTGCATTCTGTACTATATTTCGGTCTTTCCAATATACATAATCGCGATCTGCTTTTGGTAATCCCGTTTTCCAAGTTAAATACTTGTCTTCAACAATATCTAATATAGTTATGAGCATAATAGAAACCACATTAGATCTTCTTCTGTGTCAAACTCTATAGATGGGCCGTATGCATCATTATATGCAGTATGTTGATCTTTTACCATCTTCGCATTAAACGTATGAAGATAAGGTTGAGACATTTCCATAATGCCCCTCCCGTTAGATATAGCTATCCATTCTCTTTGCCATTTAAGGAATAGAGAACGCCAGACTCTTGTATGTACCTTATTACCGGGTATTATTTTTATAGCCATTTCAAACTTACCAATGTACCAACCATATCTTCTAATAACGGACGATAGACTACGTTAGGGTCATTTGTCTCAACATCCACTTTATTTCCGTCTGGTGCTGTATGTATCGTATGCCAACCATGTTTTGGCCACTTTACATGTATCTTATAACCAGGTATTAAATACCAAAATATTTGCGATACGATGCTTATATTTTTCAAATACGAGTTCTTTTCATACCTGGCTACTTCAGCACAATGGTTAAGCATAAATTTAATTTGCTTATTATTAATAATATCTTCTATCATGTCCACCTCAATGTAAATATTAGCGCATCGCACTCATTCTGAAACCACCAAACAGTATCGTTGGTTGCTGCTCTAAAAGTGAATTTGTGAATAGAATCAAAGTCAACGCACCATTCTCTTATTTCAGTAATGTTACATTTGTCAATTGCTACTCGTGTCCACGAAGTGCCGGAATTATCCCACCAATCATCATAGAACAACATTATGACCACCTCAATGCAAATAACATAGCATCTTTCTTGTACTTAAACTCATAAGTAACTCCATCCTCGCTAACTTTTCCGGAACATCTAAACCATGTATTACTATAAAAGTCAACGCCAAAATGAGTTATGCACCATAAAAATCGTTCTTGTCCGTTGTTAGGTAAAAAAGGAACGACTATCTTGTATCTCATACTACCCACTTTATCTTAAACCACATTGCATCCTTAGCATCTCTAAATGTATATGTTTGATAACCAAACATCTCTGTTACAGACCAACGTTCACAATCCTTAATAGTATAATTATATTCTCCGAATTGTTCACCGCACCACTTCCGAATCTCGGTTTGTAATTGATAAGAATCACGGCCTAACATTATTGTTATCATTAGCGTCGTCGACTAATAAATTAATATGTAATACATAGATATTACAGCTAATATTAATATAATTATTAGTATTGGTACATACTCAACAGCTAGGTAAACTTCTTGTTTTTTGCAACGCAACGTTGAATCTAAATCAGGTTTTAATCTCTTCATATATTTTTTGTCTCCTGTGCTGCTATATTTACCCATCGAAGTGTAAACCACATGGCGTCTTTTTCGGACTTAGAACAGTAAGTCATATACTCATGACTTCTAAAAAATAACAATTTTTTGATTGTAAATATCCGTTATTCGATAGCCATTGATTAATAGTTGATATTTCGTTCTGTATTAAAACTGTAAATTGTACTGGTCAAATTTTCTTATTTAATATTCTCATAGTTATTAACCTCCCCATTTCAAAATAAATACCACTTCGTCTTTCTCGTCGTAAAATGAAAAAGATCTAAACGGAAGCAGGTTCACGCCTACCCATTCTGTGTAATTACCATATCCAATATTATCTATTAACCATTGATCTATAGATTCACCTGTCTGAGTCAACCTCTCATTACTAATACGTATTTTTCTAATCATATAATAACACTATGACCATTTTAATGCAAATAGTACAGCATCTTTCTCGTCAACAAAAGAAAAGATACTATTGAAGTCAAATCCATTATCAACACGTTTACGGTCGATAGTATACTTGTATTCAAGGCCTATTCTATTATTAGGATGTTGTATAGTATATGCGTTCATTGGTTTTTAACTATATTTTAGAATGAATAGTAAATAATCGTTGTTTGTTCTAAATTCAAATTCAACACGTATAGCTGTATAGTCGGATGTATATAACGTTAATACGTAATTCCCGGGGTAAGTTAAATATACATAGTTGGCGATAGCTTGTTCGGTTTCGGAATCATATATTTCAAACCCCCATATTTCTGCTATTTCGGCTTCGATTCTTTTTAGGACCATTTTATCAAAAACATTAGAGCGTCAGTGTTATTACGAAAAAAGAAGTATCCTCTACTATTAAATCCCCATCTGTTATCCTGGAAAGTATGTTCGCAGTAATTCATCAAGTCTGATAATCCATGCTTAAATACGTTATATTTTCTAGGTGTTATTTCTATCCACCCATAAGGAGTTGTTTCTAAATACATATTAAGCCCATTTTAATAGGAACATTAACGCATCCGACGAGTTCACAAACCCGTATGGTACCATGCTATCAACAGCGTTTCCTCGAATCCATTGAATACCACATACTCCAACATATTCTTCGCACCAAAGATATCTTTCTGCTCCTTTTGATATACTAATGCCAAGCAACGGTACCTTAACCCAGATCCAATTATTTTTGGTATCTACGTCCATTTTAATGTAAAGAATACCGTATCTTCCTCTCGTTTAAACCAAAAGTATATATTTTGTCCTATTGTCCAGTCTCGTCCTATATACCATAGCTTAGAGTCATTGTTGTCATCATCCATGTACATAGACATAGGACCTATGTGTTGCTCGCACCAATCTATTGCTTGTTGCAGTTCATCAAACATTAAATTAACAGGCACTCTTGACATATAATTAACGCCATTTTAAACAAAACAACATCATATCGTCCTCTCTTTTAAAAAAGAAAATTTTCCATTTTGATACCAACGCATATCAGTCCACTTACAATTTTTATCGCGTTTCTTACCTTGGAATGGTGCTCCAAACGTTTCAACACACCACGCATAATATGAGGCAGTCAATTCGCATGTATCTGCTAATTTAACCTTATGATAGTTCACAACCACCTCAATGTGAATAACATTGCATCTTTTTCGTCAAGAAAGATAAATTCAGGTTGACTAAAAGTAACTGTTGAGTACCAACGTATTGACGTTTCAGTAGTAATAGATGTTTTAGACAGACTAGGTCCAAATTGTGTCACACACCAAGCATATATCTCGTCATACTTAACGTAGTGAGATTTAGATAGTAATATAATAGTATTACTCATACTAACTCCACTTTAATGCAAATAATACAGCATCTCGTTCATCTTCAAACATAAAGCCTCCACCGCAGGCATAACAATACCCATCAGTACCGTTATTTGCACACCATTGTTCTAATAGGTTAATATAATATATACTAACCCATGTAACGTTAATCATTACCCATTTAGATGTATATAACACGCTGGTTTTAATAACTTTCATCTTACGTTAACTCCACTTCAATGCAAAAAACACTGCATCTTTTTAAATCGAAATCGATAATGGCCACGAAGCGGATATTTAACAGTCTTCCATACAATTCCATATTTACCAATATTCTCACGGCACCAGGTACTTATTTCTAGTGCTAACACTGAGTTACAATTATTAACGCAGATTTTATGTTTCATACTAACTCCACTTTAATGCAAATAATACAGCATCTCGTTCATGTATAAAGCAGTAATTTATACAACCATTCTGGTATTGAGTAATTTTCCAACGATAATTATACAGCCCTAAATTCTCATTGCACCATTTTGATATTTCTAACTTTAGATGGAACTGTTTAATGTAAACAATTGAGACTTTATAGTCGTATGTTACAGCCATTAAATTGATCGCACAAACGGTAGATATGTATGAATAGTTTGTTCTAAGCTTTCATCCCAAACACTGTACCCTGATTTAATCCAATCCCAAAAAGATACTGGCTTTTTGTTAGCCGTAGCACTACGAGCTAAGTAGTCTGCACGATTGTTGTTAGTATCTAAACAATGACCTTTAACCCAATGTAATTGTGCATACATCATCCAACGTACTATACGCATTACAGCAAAGTTGTCATTTGGACAAAATCGTTGCCGAAAACCGCGTAATCTTTTCAGAATTGCTTTTTTCTTAGGGCTACAATGTGAAGGAACTAAATCAAAACCGCTATATGCAATCCAAGCATCGTCTGTATAAATACTTACTTCTTTTGGGATTAATTCTTGCTGTTCTGCGTAAGTAATCGCATTGTAAAACGCAAGCAACTCGTAATATCCGCGCTGATCGTATGTAGTGTCTATTGCTCCGTGTATTTCTTTTGTGTTTCCATTAGTATGATATGCTACTATACCCCAGCCTTGCGACACAGTACAATATTCTGTTCTTTTATGTATACCCTTGGTAACTTCAGAACCGTCGCAATATATAGTTAGTTTAGACATATATTATCCTCTTAACGTAAGTTATTATGTTCTAAGTATTTCTTAAAATTAGCGCATATCTTTCACTAACTGTAATACGCTCATTTGTAATTATTTAATACAGCTATTATACACTAATTAATCAAAAAGTCAAGATCTTTAATCAAAAGGTTTCACGGGTACACCATTCAAATACCAATACTTTGATCCATCTGCATCTTCAATGGCAGGACCATCTTCCCTATGCCGTTTACCATTCAAATACCAATACTTTGATCCATCTGCATCTTCAATGGCAGGACCATCTTCCCTATGACATTTATCATTCAAATACCAATGTTTTGATCCATCTGCATGTTCAATGGCAGGACCATCTTCCCTATGCCGTTTACCATTCAAATACCAATGTTTTGATCCATCTGCATATTCAATGGCAGGACCATCTTCCCTATGCCGTTTACCATTCAAATACCATTCTTTTGATCCATCTGCATCTGTGGTAATAGTATAACGAAGTAAATCCCACATTAGTTGTTCTTCAGTATTCATCTTCTGATTTGCCGTAATTATTCTAAAAAGTCAAGTAGTTCACACAAAAAAACGAGTCTAATGATACATTGTTTTACGTTTTTTTAATCGATTAGATACTGCTGTGATATCAGCAAGTTGCTCGTATGGTAAACTCTTTTTTGATGTCGAAGTAATTACCTTGACTAATAGATCTTCTGCAAATTCAAGGATTTCTCCGCAGTAATAACATACGGTAATATCGAAAGGTTCAGGGCTTATATCTTCGCCAGATATACTGCTAGCTGCATTTAACTTGCTATTACATGTTGGACACGTTGATTCTAAAAGATGTGACACCTTGTTATTATTAAGCATATAGGTTACTCCTTATATTTAGAAAGCGTAGTAATTAAAATCTGATTTAATTTTTGTAAATCTTACAGTAGCTCCATTATCATTTAAGTAAGTATAAGAATTTGTTACTGAATCAACTGTTTTTAAGTTTAGGTACGAAAAGTAAAATTTACCTTTAGAAAGATCTAATTCTTTGGAAGCATGGCCTAGTATCGTGTCTAGTTGTTCGATTGATTTAGAAATAACACGTAGTGGTGGAGCACACGCATCATCTGCACAACAATCATCGTCATCATCGGCGCCAGTAGGGTTATATGCAATAGTGAATTTCTCGGTTGCAAGAGGGTTACCTCTCCAAACTTTGGGATAGATGTGTTCTAATGGAATAATATTATTTCCAATTTTAAATTCGATATTATAACGAGCATTACCATCATCGAATTGTGGTTTTGCATTTAACATTTTAATTGCTTCTTGTGCTGTCTCGTTATAACGATTCATTTCTTCAACTAACGCTTTTAGCAAGTCAAAGTTAAATTCAGCAAACATAGAACTTACGCGACATACGTTCTCAATTTGATCTTTATTATTTAAATTTTCTTCACAATATTCAGTGATAAATTCTATAGCTAACCCCTTAAAGTCAAGCATATAAAATATACGCCCTGGGCGATTACGCATGTGTTCGTCGATGCGCCACTTATCGTTACACGTTAATACAAATAATTTCTTACTTGGAAAGACTCCGTCTAGCAGAGTTAATACCGCTGTTTGTTGTTGATTATCGTAAACCTTTTCAAATTCGTCAAAGCAGATCAAGCATGGCTGTGTGATAGATTGCATTAAAGTATTAAATTTATCACCGTGCCACGGGGTGTTGATAATAATAGTGGGAATATTTTGTTCAGCACATTTGACAGAAAGCGCCTTTGCCATTAGTGTTTTGCCAGACCCTTTTTCCCCAGTGAACATTACGCCAGTTGAATTTGGACGATTATTAAAAGTGTTAATAATCCTATCAATTTTTTGTGTAGTATCTCCGTATATTTTATTTCCAATAACAAAACTTTCTACGAGTTCAAAGTAAAAATTTTCATACTGGTCCATTTTAATAACATAGTTTCCTACAGGTAACAATGAGTGTAGATCAAGATTCTGTTCAGCTACAGCACGGTAAGTATTACCTTGTTTCATGTACGTTGTTGTCATAGTATTCTTTCTATAAATATATATTACAGCATGGTTAGGTAAATTTGTCAAGTAGAAACCACGTTATTACTAACGTGGTTTCAACCATTTGGATCTAATTACTTAACTTCAGAAAACTCTGCGTCAACTACTGTTCCAGCATCTTTAGGTGCATCTGTTGGAGCCTCTTGTGCCTTAGCCTGTTCAGCTGCATACATTTTTTCTCCCAACTTTTGTGCTGCTGTAGCAAGTGCTTCGGTTTTTGCAACAATATCATCCTTAACATCGCTAGTTACTACTGTTTCTGCATCTTTCATAGCAGTTTCAATAGCTTCCTTTTCGCTAATATCTAACTGACTTCCGTACTCTTCTAATGATTTCTTAGTAGAGTGGATTAAACCATCTAGATTGTTACGAGCCATAATAAGTTCGATTGCTTTCTTATCTTCTTCAGCGTTAGCTTCTGCATCCTGAACCATACGATTAATATCTTCCTCAGATAAACCGCTATTAGCTTTAATAGTAATCTTATTTTCTTTACCAGTAGCTTTATCTTTAGCACTAACTTTTAAAATACCGCTTGCGTCAATATCTAAAGTAATTTCAATTTGTGGTACGCCTCTACGTGCAGGAGCAATACCCTCGAGATTAAATTGACCAAGCACTTTATTATGTTTTGCTAATTCGCGTTCCCCTTGACATACAATAACTGATACAGCTGGTTGATTATCATCGGCTGTACTAAACACCTGTGTTGCTTTAGTTGGGATAGTAGTATTTTTCTTAATGAGTTTAGTCATCACACCACCCATCGTTTCAATACCGAACGATAAAGGAACAACGTCAAGTAACAATACATCTGTAACATCTCCCTGTAATACACCACCCTGGATAGCTGCGCCTGCTGCAACTGCTTCGTCTGGGTTGACGTCTTTACGCGGTTCCTTACCGAAATATTCTTCTAATTTCTTTTGAACTAACGGAATACGTGTAGAACCACCTACTAATAAAACTTCGTCAATGTCTGTTACAGACAAACCTGCATCTTTTACTGATACTTTACAACAATCAATAACTTTATTAATCAAGTGTTCAACAAGAGATTCAAATTTTGAACGTGTAATCTTTATTGCGAGATGTTTAGGCCCAGATGCATCAGCTGTAACATACGGAATATTAATCTCTGTTTGTTGTGTAGAAGAAAGTTCAATTTTAGCCTTCTCTGACGTCTCTTTAATACGCTGCATTGCAAGAGGATCTTTACTTAAATCAATACCACTTTCTTTCTTAAATTCTGAGATTACATAGTCCATTAACGCATGATCGATATCTTCCCCGCCCAAGAAGACGTTGCCATGTGTTGACAACACCTCAAATTGCGATTCTCCATCAATGTAACTAATATCAATTATTGATAAATCCGTCGTCCCCCCGCCGAAATCCGCGACGGCGATCTTACGATCCTTTTTATCTTTTGAATCAACGCCAAATACCATTGCGGCGGCTGTAGGCTCATTTATGATTCGTTTTACTTCAAGTCCTGCAATTTTACCAGCAGCTTTTGTAGCTTCTCGTTGATCATTATCAAAATACGCCGGTACTGTGATTACTGCTTCGGTAACAGCGTACCCTAAGTAATCTTCGGCTGTTTTTTTCATCTTACTTAGCACTTGTGCAGAAATTTCTTGTGGAGACAAATCTTTACCATTTGCTCTTACCCAGGCATCTCCATTGGTGCTTTTATAAATCTCGTAAGGGACGATTTCTGCTGTATGTTTTGTTTCTGCACTATCGTAACGTTGACCCATTAAACGCTTAACAGCGTAAATTGTATTTTTGGGGTTAGTTACTGCTTGACGTTTAGCGGAAGCACCAACTAAAGTTTCTTCTCCGTAAGCAACGATACTAGGTGTGGTTCTAGCTCCTTCTGAGTTTTCAATAATCTTGTATTTACCGTTTTCCATAACAGCAACACACGAATTCACCGTTCCTAAGTCAATTCCAATAATTTTAGACATAATATTTCTCCTTTTAATAAGCAAGTTTTAAAATATAGTAATCCGACCATCGGCATTACTATATGTACTACATATTTTACTCGTGATTATAAGCATATTTTAAGAAACCAATTAAGGTCTCTTAAAACGCTTAAATGGCTTTCAAGCAGTTACCGTGCCGGTTGTTGTATAATGATTATATTGATTAGCAAATTCTCGAATTGCATTATCGTAATAAATAGCACAAGTTTCGGCTAAATCAAATTGCAAACTCGTAATAGGTTCAACGAAAGATTTAATTTCTTTATTTTGCAAAGTATTTAACGTAGCTTCTGTAGCTTTACGTGTACTTTTAACTGCTGAGATTGTTGATGGAATTTTTGATACTTCGATATGTGGTAATTTAAACATTGTGATTCTCCTTTTTAAGTAAAGCAAGATATAATATGTAATCCCGACCATCGGCAACTACATATACTTATTTATAGCATTTTTCAAGGAGAAATACTAGGTTATTATATAGAAATTCAACCAATTGACACTATGTTATTAGTCAATTAAGGGTTTGATAACAAGTCTTTGTACATAGTGAGTACTTTCACGGGGTCTTCTAGTTTAACAGTACATAATAGAAAAACACCAAATCAATCTCGTTACGAAATACTACTTTTCACTTAAATTTCCAACGATTATTCTCCAAGCCAAATAGTTTTTCGCATAACAGCATAGCCTTGTATCTGTTATTGTAATACGTATCTTTTGTTTTGTACCAGGTAGTCATAGTTGCCACCTCAATACGAATAACACTGCGTCTGATTCGCTCTCGAATCGCCAATAATCATAGTCTTCAGAATACTTGTATTGCCAGTACAATTATTGTGGCACCATAGTACCATATCTGTCAATTGAATATACCATGATTTACCGTGCCAACTACTTATGTTGACTACTGTTGACATGTAATGATATTATATAGATTTTTTAAGTTGCCAGACGTGGTATCTGTTGAATAAACGACGAATAGCATAAGAACGTAGTACAGAAGGAACAGTGAACATCAACCCCATAGTTAAGTTTTGTTCTAAGTGTATCTGTATTCCATATAACGGAAATATTAATAACTGTAATAGGATAGCAAGTACATATCCTGAACCAATATTAATGATAGTTTCAACGGCTGATTGTGTTTTGCTTTGACTCAAGATATTACTCCTACGTTAGCCCAACGTGCTCCACCTAAAGAAACCCAGAATAACGGCTGACCTATTGTTGGGTTTTCGTTAACTACAATTATTCCAGCTTTGACATCATGCGTTGGACATATAGGAGAACTAGAAAAGTGTACTTTACCGATAGTTAGATTTTCAATTGTTACTTTTCCTGATGGTTCAAGTATTAAATTTTCTTTATTATTTGAACTCAGTATCACTTGTTGGTTACGAGTAGCACCTATAATGGATACATCTTTCTTTAACTTACGTACAGAAAACTCGCATTCTTCATCCCACACGGTTAATGCACCGGTAGGTTCTTCAGTATTAATTCCTACACGCTTATTACGTATGAATATGGTGTTAGTTAAGTCTGTTTCCCCATTAACACGTAAAGATTTTAGTTCGCCTAATTTTTGAATGTTTGTGTCAGTTACAAAGTATCCTAGTCTATTACCGGATAAAATTTCATTACCATTTAGCGTTAGCTTGTTTAAATCAATTCCGTCAATTTTAATTTTATCAAATAGTTGAGTTGAGTACTGTAGGAAAAACTCGCTATTCATGGATAGTTTAAGTAAGCCCGCTGCATGTTGTACCATGTCTTTATAAAAAGGAGAATCTGCTGGAATCTCCCCTGTTAGATGTATATCTCCATCTATATATAGATCACCTTCTATATTAGCTTGTCCCTTTACATCTAACTCTTTGGATATTAATTTATTCTCAATAACAGTAGCGTCGTCTAGTATAGTTACTTGACATTGGCTAGCCGAGTCTTGTATTCCTGTGCTTCCGAAACCTTTAATAATTCCGCCAACAACGTTATCACCAGACATGATTAAATCGTGTATATTAATAGCAGACGAGTTGATACTATTGTCCGGAAAACTATAGTTAGATATTAGCGAGGCAATAGATGTATTAACACATTCGCGAACGATTTGTTTTACATCAATATGAGATAACTTATCTGTTATATCATCTTTGATTTGTTTTGCTATTTGTTTTTGAGCATCTTGAACAAGAGTATTAGCTAACTCTGCTACAAGTTCAGTTGGGTTCAAAGTGCGGTTACTCCTAATTTGTTAATACGTGATGCTAGCTCGTCATAAAAGCTATCAACACTACCACCAAACTTACCACGTAATACGTTAATATTCGTACTTGCTATTTCGTAGTTTTTGTTATTCCAATTAGTAATTAGCTCGGAATGTAAGCTGATTGATGTGTTTATATCTGCCATCTCTGTTAATATCGATTCAGGCATTACTACACAGTAAGCAGTAACTTCATCCTTACCCACTGGTCGAAAAGTTTCTAATTGTAAGACTATATGTTTTTTACTAATCTCTTCTGCTACATCATCGCCAAATATAATATGCATATATAATTCTCCTCTATTATTTACTCTTTTGTATGCAAGGAGTTAAATTTTTCCATAAACAATTTATACGATGTTAGTGAATCCATCGGAGCACTAAATTGTTGTAAACGCTCAAGCGATACATCAGGTAATCCTTCCCAATGTTTTCCCCTTGAGGGCATAAATTGGTAGGACTCTATCCGTTGTGCAATAAGATCTGCCTTCTTTATTATTAACTCTTCGTCGTCTGTTGGTGGTATAATACCTAATGATTTATAAATAGCTAACATTAAATTATGTTCTATCTGTTTTATAATAGGTCGTAATGTAGGTATTTGTTTCACGGGGCTAGGTAAATCTCCTGTGAAAATTTCACAGGAATCGTGTAATAGTGCAAGTAACCCTAACCGTTTACATGTAACAATATCTTTAACATCTATAAGACTTGTTACTTCGTCAGCAACGAATACCGAATGAAGAGCTATATTATATGGAACAGCAGTTACCGTTTGTCCACAGAATCTTGATATTCTAGATAATCCCCAAGCAATATCTTCAATGTCTATAGTGGAGGGATCTGGGTTTTCTACATCAACTAATTGTCCGGTTACTGTTTCAAGTTTTCTCATTTTTAAGAATATCCATTAAGTAATCTTTTGAGTATTTGCTATAATCTCGTTCAGTATGACATTCGCACATACTATGTTTCCAGTCGGTGAACGTAATACTAGGATATAATTCAGGACATGTGCAACCGTAACCAATACATTGTGTAATTGGTCCTTTGGTAAGTATATTCTTATTCCGCGGATGCCCAACGATTGGTCTTTGCCACTCGCAGTTGCAGCAACAGGCGCCTTCTCTATTGTGTTCTATGTCATTCCATCCTTCAAAACATGGATTTGATAACATTTAATAACCCTTCTTTTTAATTCCTAAATCTTTGAAGATTTGTTGGACTGATTTAGCTTGTGAATATGCATCGGCGAGAGCATTATGTTTAGCTGTATTATTCTGTTTAGCTGAATCGTCTCCTAAATCAAATATAGTTCTAGAGTCGCGTATCTGCCAATAATTCCAAGGAATTGGCTTATTTATCATACGATATAAGTTTTCTAAAATAGTAATATCAAATATAGTACCATGAGTGTATATATGTTCGGCACCGACAATATACCTATTTAGTTGCGTGGTGAATTCTTCAATACTAACACGTTCTTCATCTCCCATAGCTTCGTCTTGAGCTTCTGCAGATTGTTTGCTCCACCATTCCAGAGTAGACTCGTCAACTGTTCTGCCAAGTAATGTTTGCTCGTCAACATTAATACGTAAATATAAAGGTCCGGCAGGTTCGCTATTATAGTTATATGGGTCAAACCGAATTGCACCCATTGTTAATATAACAGCACTAGGGGTAATATCTAGTGTTTCAAGGTCAAGCATTATACTTTTACTCATGTTATTTCCTTATACTGTTACAGAAGTTAATATAATTCGCATTTCTTTCCTAATCGACGAAGTTTTTCGCGCGATTTCTTTTGTAAAGTACCTGCGCTTATGTCGTCATGTATGTCATATACCTTAGTTGAGACTGGTTCAAATACTTGACTTAGGTAACCAATAACAATACCGTTTGTATCATGTACAGGAATTTTACTAGGTTTGAAATCAGATTGTTCTCTACACCTAGTTTTTTTAATATGAGATACTTTGCGAGATCTACGTATAGCACTCTTAATATCGCCAGTAATAATATTCACCATTAGATTAACGGACAACTCATCAGGTAACATAGTATCTTCATAATCTGCGTCACCATAAAGCATTGTTTCTCTAGCAGAATTTAGTTTACCATCAAGCATAGACAGCATACTACATAATGTTTGTATAGATAAATTACCAGTATCATGTGCAGTTATTAAGTCGTCAAGTGTTGTTCTAAAACTTATAATACATTTTGATATTTTTCGAGTAAATTTTTTATTATCGTGTTTATTCAATTGACTAACCAGATATAAACTAGCAGGTGTCGCACCAAAGGTATTTGGATGTAAATTCATCTTAATCCTCCTATATTACGCTTCTGGTTCTAGTCTAACCATCAACGGATAACCGTTATTACGAGCTAAAACGGTTGCTTCTACTCCTTTTTGTTCGGCGAGTTCATAAGGTAACACTGCAACAACGGCAGAACCTTCTTCGTGAACTTTCATTGTGAGTGCATGTGCGTCTTCTTTGCTATGGTCAAATATAACAATAAGACTCTCGATAACAAATTCCATTGAAGTGGTTGAATCATTTAAGTAAAGAACTTGATACAAAGGAGGAGGTTGTAGATCCATTTTAGGTTTAATCTTAGTTCTAGTCTTATTATCGGTCATTGTATCTGTTGGCATAATCAGTATTCCTTAGTAAGTTAACATAATAAGTATATTTGAATTTGTCATGCTAGTCAAGTAGATTGGTTGCGAATAGACAAGCTAAACTTGTCTATTCGCGATTTGTTACTTGAGTTTTGGCATACTTTCAGATACGTGCCCAACTACTGTAGTCTTAATGCCGATCTTACGTGGTTTTAATGCTTCAGGAACCTCAATTTCTATTCCTATAATTAGTAGGCCATTTTCATACTTTGCATCTTTAACTGTAGCATGTTCCGCAAGATTAAATACTTTATTAAACCCTCGTGTTGATATCCCTTGATGGATATACTCAATTGGACTTCGATTTGCACTTTTACTACCGGAGATAGATAGAATATTATTTTCTATAGTAATATCAAGTTCTTCTTCACTAAATCCAGCAACAGCTAAGTTAATAGAGTAGTTATTATCGTCGTACTTAATAATGTCGTGCGGAGGGTATTTGTCGGATGTTTGAGATAAATTAGTTGAACGATGTAAGTCTTCAAACATGCGATCAAATCCAACAGCATTTCTATGAAGATGTGCCAACATTGTTGGTAGGTCTACTGCGGCGAGGTGTGTGAATTGTGTCATTGTGATTCTCCTTTAAAATAAGCAAGATTATATTATGTAAGTCCCAACCATCGGCAACTTACATATATATTTATAGCATTTTTCGAGGGGAAATACTAGGTTATTTTAACTTAATTCAACCGAAACTTAAATTATTTGTGGAGAATTAAAGTTTAACGATGTTTGACATATCCTTGCGGAGATAAGTTAACAGTACTAAACCTCCCCATGTCTAAAGCGAGGGGATTCTCGCGGAGCCGGGTTGATATCTCGGTCAGTATCGTTAAATTTTAAAAATTCTTTAAGCTCAGACTCATTCAATGAGTATTCCATCTATCTTCCGGGTCATTAAATTTGTCGTCTATATTTTTGAGAATAGACGACAAACATGCATCAAAACAACTTTTTAGGCATTGTGTCATTTAATAAGGTTCTTTTCCATCGTTTTTTAGCAGACGCTAATTTTACTTTCCTGCGTGTAGTTGGTTTAATGTAACTTTCTCGATCTCGCAAATCAAGTAATAACCCAGAGTCGCGTACTTTATTTCTAAATTTGCGCATTCCGGCCTCAAACTTGCCATCTCTAATTTCTACTGTATTACCAGTACATATGATTGGTTCACTATTACTATTTCTATTATATGCCATTTGTATCCCTATATTGGTTAATTAACTACTAATATTATTTAGCTATCTGCGAATGTATATGCAAATTATTTAATCAAACTATTATTTTATTTCATTTTCTAAATACTGAGATATTTGTTCTCTTTCGGATTCGCTAAGATCATCTGCATTATACTCTCCAGATTCTAAACGTGCAATTAGTAGTTTGATATATTCAACATCAAATGAGAATATAGAAGTTGAAGCATTAGATATCTCAATCCATCTATCTCCCACATGTTTAAATAACTTACTAGGCATATAGTCAACACGCAAAAATAAGTCTCCAGGCACCGGTTTAGGTGGGAAAGCAACCCCAAAGCTTGCATTTCCTCCTAAAGGAAAATTATCTGCAACTGCATTAAAATTAGGAATTGAAATTTTAGATTTAACTGGCAATACTAAACCAACTGGTATGTCTACTTTAGGTAATTCAACTTTAGATAGTTCGTTTTCTTGATCGGTTTGAACATCTTCTGCATGTAATGACATTACATCTGCAGATTGAATTGACTCGACTGTATTATTACTTAATATAAAATCGTCTTCCACTTTGGATAGTAGTGCGTTAAGACGTTCCTCTTTAGGTAATATTAATATATCAGAGAATACAGAACTAAATGCTTCCGTTGCTATTTCTTCTTTTCTTTCTTCGGTTACTACGTGCATTGGTTCTTCGATTACCTGGATCTTAGTTAATAGTGTATTAGTATCAGACAACGCTCTCGTAATATATTGCGATTCGTAATTATTAATTTCTTCAATTATGGAATTATCGTTAAGATCTAATGGCTCAAAATATACTTGGTCTATGGGTAACTTCGAAGTCGATGACGACTTTATAAAGTCGTCAAATTGTTCGTCGGTCATAGGCTCATTGGATAATAAAACATCATCATTAAAAGTAAAAGGGGCAATAACGTGTCTATTAGACACCTCAAGAGTCAAGCTTTCTATAGTAGAATCTTTATTATCGATTAATAGCTGTAGAGTCTTTAGATGATCAGCATAGATGTTATCTTTGTCTCTTAATGCTTTATGCAATATCTGTAATTGTTCTTCATATGTAGTAGGTATAGTATGTAACTTATCTTTATAAGTTTTTAACTCTAAATCCAAGGATTGTATTATGTTATCTTTTTTAACAATAGTGTCTTTTAACGAATTGACAATTAACTCTTGATCTACATTTTTTTCATCAACGATTTCATTTAATGTCTTTGTGAGCAGTGCTTGATCTGCTTCTTTTTCGTTGATAATTTTATGTAATGTTTGCACTAGTAGTACTTGTTCGTTCTTTTCTATAATAGCTTCTTCCAAAGATTTAACAAGGTCTAACTGTTCAGACTCTTTTATTTCAAGCGTTAATTTTAAGTCTTTTATTTGATCATTAAGTGTGACTGGAATTACATCAACTGTTTGTTGTAACTCATCTAAAGAACTATTTAACTCCTGTATTATTGAATTTTTAGTAGTTAATTCTTTCTGTAACCTTTGAACTTGACTAATAAAGTCTTCAACAACCTCCATACGAACCCTATTATCTTCTAACACTTCTTCTAATTGATCTTTCTCGATTAATAAAGTGTCATAATCTTGTAAGCGGGTACTAATCTCAGCGCGTAATAAGTCGGCAGTGGTTACTAATTCGGCGCATTCTTCTTCTAGTCCAGTGATAGTAGGTCCAACGTCGTCCATACTTTCTAATATGGTAGATAACTTATTAGTTACTTCAACTAATTCTTCTTCATATTCTACTTGTTCCCTGGACTTATTTGCTAATTCCTCTTGTGCTAAAGGTAGCTCTTTCTCTAAATGCATTAAACAATCATTACATTCGGTGAGCATATTCTGTTCAAATTGTGCAGATAATTCAGCATGTTTTAGTACTTTTGTTTCTTCTATAACACGTTGTAGATGTTCTTCTGTATATAAGTTATCGTGGATTACATTGAGTTTGAGTTCTTCTTTAGCCGCAACTAGATCTTCGTGTATCTTTTTACGTTTATCTAATTTTGACCAATCAATCGACGTCGTTGCTGCAAGCAATAATACTATAGCTAAGGGGTCAAATACTAAAACTATCATAATTATAACCCATCTTACTGCCGCTTCCAACATGTCTTCGTTTGTTTTATTGCCGTATATAAGTGCAGCTACGTATTTGATAGGACCTACGTCAGCCTCTACTTTACGTAATTGGCTTGCAATAGGTGCTCGTTGTTCTTGTAACGTTTGAATCTTCTTCTGTGTTTGGTCTATATTAGCTAGTAGTGTGATTCTTTCTTTTGCTTGCGTTTTACGAAGAGCTACTGCTTTATCGGCACCATGTTCGTCTGTAGTTCTGCCCATTAATTGATCAACAGCGGCGTCCATTTGTGTAAGAGCTTTACGATAACTATCAATATCGTCGCGTTGAGATTTAATCTTTTCGTCAAATAATAATACTTGTGCTTGTATATTGCCCGATGGTATTGCTTGATCTTGGTGCGCTTTGGAGAGTCCACCAAAAATACCAAGTGAGGTTATTATCATTAATACTATTACGGCAGAAGATAAGTAAGATCTTATTAATACTTTTGCACGGTCCCAATTATAGTGTAACCATAGTACGCTGACACATTTCCCTACTTCAAGTACTATACCCATTAGTATAATTTGAAACTCGGCAGCAGGGAATATCGCTACCAATCCTAATATACTATAATAGGCAGCAGTTAGTGAGATTGATAATGCAGATAAAATAGCAAATATTGAAAATATCATAGGTTCTCTTTAAATTAAATACATCTTATATTTATGCTTGACGTAATAGAGCATAACCTAAAATTATGCCAAAAGTCAATAGTATTGAAGTAATTACGGATTTGTAGACCAAGGGTGTCCAACTACCGGAGAAACAGCAACGGTATACTGGTTCAATATTCGATATGACGGAGTACCAACCTGCTGTCTATCTTTGGCAGCAATGTTAGCTAATTTGTATGCTTTTCTTGCAGATTTAGGTAGAGCGTTAATTGTAGCATTAAATACTTGTTTATACGAATAAGACATTATTAGTAACCTCCTTTAAGAGTGGTTACTAATATTTATCCTTTCTGTGAAAGAAAACCTTGAAATATCTAGACTTACGTCTGTTGCTGTTATTTTGGTATATGCATTTCGTCTAGACATTTTTTGATATATGCATCTTTGTTTGTTAATTCAACCTTACCATTCTTAGCATTTTGCTCACATATCGCCGAATTATGCATTTTTTCTATAGATGCTACGTTAGACGGACCTGCGGATTCTCGTAGACAGTTTGTTAGTGCAGTTACCTTAGTCGTTGATTCTTTTAATCTGAGTGCTTCAATTGTGCATTGGTCTGCAAAGGAATTACTAGCAAGTGATAACACTGTAACAAATAATTTAATTTGGTATTTTAATTTCATTCAGTTTCCTTATGTGATTTCTAACTTAACTATTTAATATATGCCACATTGCATCTTTCTTACTGACATATTCTAATTGTTTATTGGTTTTTCAATAACTATGCGTAGGTTAATTGTAGATTCGTCAGCGTCGATAGGCTTAATGGTTATATAACCGTGCTCATTAACCGCTGTTATAATGCTAATTCTTTTAAACCATAGAACATAATCTCTTAGCCGTAATTTCCTACCATTAACATCAAAGCACATTATTTGCTCATCAATTCTGGATCAGCACCATAAAAGATAACAGCTTCTCTATTTAGAATTGATCCCAGTGGAGGTAAGTCCAATACCTTAACAACCGAACGTGTAACTTTTAATTCTGGGTTCACCCGCGCAGTATGTTTTTCTGGCAATTTAGAAAGTTCTTCTGTACTAAATGGAATTTCTTCTGTCCTACGCTGAACATAGGTGCCGCGTTTAAAATAGGTAGGATAGTCGTTCCAGTTAATCCCTTTTTGAAATAACAGTTCTTGCTTTTCTGACCCGGTCTTCTCGTGTAATGTTTTATGACTATAGTAATGAGAAGCCGCCATACTAATACTATTCTTAGTAGCATCCCATTCTCTCCATAGAAACACGTTAGCTCCTTCTGACGTATTAGGTACGTTCCATACGCGAGCATCAAATGTTGGCATACGACTAGCATACGTTGGCATACGTTGTAGTACTTCTCGATAAAAGAACAAAGTTGCTTGAGCACCAAGTTGAGAAGTCATTTTCTGAATCTTTCCGTCAAACCATACTTGTTGCTTTGGATTTGTTACATGCCAGCATAACGAAATTTCGTCTGATTGTGTGTACGACATCGAGGCACCGGTTTCCTTCACTAATTCAATAGCAGTAGTAATCATACACTGTGTAAAAATTTCGTCAAAAGGTCTATCCATTCCCTTTGTAAAGTTATGAAATGATCTACCATCAATCCTAGCCATAATAGGCAAACCTGGCATTAACTTGCGGCCACATTCCATTCCTTCATACAATTTCATTCTATCGCCAAAATCATCTCTCATATTGTTTTCTCACTTAAAGTTAATGTAATTGTTAATATATCTAACTAATATTATTAGTTAGGGTATGGTTGATGATGTTCTACGTATGTAGCTCCGCGTAATGTAATAGCCTCTTCGATAAGAGTATCAAATGGGTTTTGGAATATAAACTGTAAGTCTTCAAATAACTCGGCTATTTCGTCATCTGACACATTTGCTGCTGTTAACTGATTAAAGAGTTTATGTTTTTTTGCGTTTTCCATGATTATGTTTTCCTAAAGATTATATGCTAATTGTATTTATATTCATTTTGATAGAAATACTGCTGTACCATCTGTTCTGCATCAACTTTAGCTTTAGCACGCTTTGACCTACGAGTTTTAATTTTCATATCTGATTCGTAATCACGTTTATTACCGTGTCGGGTAGCACCACGATTAACTTCGTGGTTTAATTTCATTAGATCGTGAGAGCTCATATCTTCAATTGTGTAGCCAAGCTTCGTGCTTGACGTACTCTCGAGTTCTTTCTTTAAAGAAAGAATTTCGCGTTTTAACTTACATTGATGTTTTGTGCTGTTGGTATTTGACATTATTAATCCTTAAAGTCTCCATCGGCATCACAATGTTCAGGAGGATATCCATGTTTATGGATTGTAACGGTGCGTATCAAACGAACTACAATAGATTGAATTAATTGTGCAATAATTAAGAATAGAAATATTGTTAGTATAGGGTTGTTAGATGCAAATTCATAAATATTCATGTTGTTATTTTCACTTAAATGTTGGAAGAGAAAGGCTTATCACGAAGAATGTATAGTATAATAACAACACAAAATCCCCAGAAACTCATAATAAAGTTATCTTTTTGCATATTATTAAACGCTGTTATTAAAATAGAGCCAATCAAAAACCAAGTTATCTGAGTATTATTTTCGTTTAGCTAATATGTTAGTTTCTTCATATCGATTACCTTATTTTATTTGCAAGAATCGCAAAACAAAGACTTTGCTCTACACAATCGTAGAAATCAGGGCATATTTTAAATAATTCTATTTGATTTACTTTGGTATACGTCTTTTCTTTTTTACGTTGTACGTCATTGAGAGTCCAACGACTATCATGCTTTTTAAAGCTAACAGATTTCCCTCTCGCACCCCAAGCACAATAAAAAGCATTTCCAACCTTAAAACTTGTCCAAATTTTATCGGAATACCCACCTGTTTTAGTAGGCTCAGTACTATGACCAACCCATATAAATTCAAGTGTATTTGACATATATTTAACTCCTTTGTTTGTATTTAATAAAGCTATTATACGCAGGTTGTAACAAAAAGTCAAGCTTTTTGTTACGTCAAAACGTCAAAATTAACGTAACTTATTGTTTTTGGGGTCAACTACTACACGAATGTAAAGATCCTATGGTTTTCTGCTCTAAATGGATAAATAAAGTATAAAGACGTAAAGGGGACATTAGTATGACACTTCAATTAGTCAATGTGGGTAAAAAACCAGGCGATGGTAGTGGTGATCCGTTAAGGGTTTCATTTGAGAAAATTAATGAGAATTTTACAGAGTTATATACTAATTTAAGTATCAGAGGTAATACCAATGTAACAGTATCAAATGGCACTGTTACGTCTATTTGTGGAAAAGATGGTGATGTGCTATTAGACGTAAATGACATAGCGGGTGCAGTATCTCGCGGGTACGTAGAGAATCAAATTCAATTAGCATTAACCTTATCTAGATTGGGTGCTTTTTCATCAAACGCAGATGTAGCAACGGTGTTAACTATCTTAAATAATATTAGTTTATCTCTTAATACTAAAGCTAACGAATACGATTTTGCATCGTTTACTTCTTCGATATATACAAAACCCGAAATAGATTTAATGTTACAAAATATTACAACACAATCTAAAGATTACGGGCTATTGGGGGCTACAGATCACGGGTTAATAACAGAAATAACAAGTAAAACAATAGATTATGGTGTATTACCAACATTACCAAAGCCTATATCGTTCACCGGAATTATCAATGACATGGGTTATGTAGCACAGTCAGTGACTAAAATAGTAGATTTTGGAGTAATAACACATCCTATAACGCAAATCATTGACTATGGAATACTTCCGATATTAATACTTGATATGATCAAAGATTTTGGTGATATAGTACATGCTGTGTCAAACATAATAGACTTTGGGAATATAACTGACTCTACTATCCAAATTAAAGACTATGGCATTGTTTAATGATAGAATTAAATGCGTGAATAAATAAATATATTAAAGGAGTTTTTATGGCAGACCAAGTACAAATTCGCCGCGGAACAACGGCACAAAATGCATCATTTGTGGGAGCTCAAGGAGAGCTAACCATGGATATAGATCAGAATGTTTTAATCTTACATGACGGAGTATTAGCAGGGGGGCATAAGCAAGCTAATGTTGCATTTGTTACATCTAATATCGGCAGTGGTGGAGGATCAATAGGCCCCACCGGACCAGCTGGGATCTCGGGTACTACCGGATCTGCAGGAGCAGTAGGTCCTACTGGACCAACAGGAATCGCAGGACCAACAGGTGCTAACGGAGTTAATGGATCAGTATGGTATCAAGGTAATGTTGCTCCTAACTCGTTAGTGGGTGTAAATGGAGATATGTATTTAAATACTATTACTGGCAACGTATATACTAATATCAACACTGTGTGGACATTAAGTAGTAACTTGACAGGTCCCCAAGGTTTAGTAGGTCCAACAGGTCCTTCTGGAATAAATGGTACTACCGGAATTAATGGAACAATAGGTCCCCAAGGTTTAGTAGGTCCAACAGGTCCTTCTGGAATAAATGGTACTACCGGAATTAATGGAACAATAGGTCCCCAAGGTTTAGTAGGTCCAACAGGTCCAGCTGGTGCAGATTCAACGGTTATAGGTCCAACAGGTCCAACAGGTATAGGCTTTGTTTTAGTACCATCTACTACCAATGGCAATAGTGGGGATACAGTTGGAATGATGGCAGTTGATGCAATTAATGGATACCTATATTATTGTATTGCTACATATACAGACGGGTCAACAGCAATTTGGTATAGACAAACACTCGCAGGCACTACTTGGTAATAGATTCATTATGGTAATAGGTAGATTATTTATCTACCTAAATAGTAAATGGTAAAGGAATTATTACTTTACCATTTCAATTCCTGCTGGCAGGATAAATACTAATATTACACAAGTAAGTTAAAAAGGGTAGTAAGTATGACACAAATATCTCTGCAACAAGTTAATACAGGAACCGGAGCAAATACAGGTACTGGCGATACACTATTAAGAGCATTCACTATTACTGATCAGAATTTCAACAATATCGAAATAGCTATCAATAGTTTAATATCAAGTTCTGCATTAACGATATCGTCTTTTAGTCAAAATATCGCTTTTAATTCTGGAACAATTAGCACTAACCCAAGTACTGGATCATTAGTAGTTAATGGCGGCGCCGGAGTTACAGGAAACGTTAATGTAGGCGGAGATATTTCTGGAAAACAAATTACAGTAAACGATACATATACAGGAACATTAATAGTTAATGGCGGTGCTGGAGTTACAGGAAACGTTAATGTAGGCGGAGATATTTCTATTAATGGGTCATTAACTGTATTCGGCAATACTACCACAATCAGTACATCAGAGTACATAGTTCAGCATCCTACTATACAGTTAGGGGGAGCCAACTTATTAAATGGTCCAAGTGTCACACTTTCAAGTAATGATGGGTATGATAGAGGTATTGATTTTTATTGGTATAATATCTCTCAACATCAAGGGTTTTTTGGTTTACAGAATTCAACCGGTAGATTTACATTTATTCCGTCTATAACATCCGGATCAGATAATCACCCAGTTTTTTCAGGGTCGCCAGGAGATGCAGTATTTAATACTGTCTATGCTAATGTTAATGCTATTGGATCAAGCACATTTAATTCTATCAACGTAACAAATGGGATTACTGGGACATTATTTACGGCTGCACAACCTAATATTACTAGTGTTGGTCACTTATCGTCCTTAATAGTAAATGGAGACATAAACACTGGGACAATACATGCATCTGAGATTTTAATTGGCGGTAGTCCTGTTGTAACAAGTGCGACTACTTTTCGTGGTGGAATAGTAGCATTAGACACTGAATTTTCTAGCAATGTTATAATTGATAAAAGTCTAACTGTAAATGGTAACTTAACTTTATCAAACTTCTATGCCACTAACATAGGTGGTACATTAACAACAGCTTCGCAACCTAATATTACTTCTGTTGGAGACTTAATTAATTTAAAAGTAAATAATAATATCACTGTTAGTGGTAACGTGTCTGCAACATATTTATCTGGTACACTAACAACAGGTACTCAAACACTCACTAAGTTAACAGTCACTACCCCTATTACTGGAAATATAACAGGTAGTTCGGTAACGGTTACGGGTGCTAATCAAGGTGCAATAAAACAAGTAGGTTTATTAAACAATCTCTCAGTAAGTGGAACTATAGATGCAGCATCAGATATTCATTTTTCTAATAGTGCTGGCATTAGATTTACAGATAATACTTACTTAACTACCACTAACGGGTTAGGTGGAGTAACACCTGGCCCAACAGGTCCTCAAGGACCAACAGGCCCTGCATCAACGGTGGTTGGCCCTACAGGTCCTGCCGGAGCAAATTCTACGGTTATTGGCCCAACTGGTCCTCAGGGTGCTATCGGTCCAACAGGTCCTGCAGGAGCATCTACGACAAACCTAACTTATTTGGGTTCGTATACTTCGGTGTACATAGGAGATATGTCATCTGGAAATAGAACATTTTCGTTACTAGTTTCATCTTATAGTTTCTTATCTAATTTAAAAATACCCGTAGTGACACTCGAATATGATTATTGGGTGTGGTATGGTGGTTATGGGGGTACAGGTACTATTAGCTTAGTCAGTGTATCTAACCGAACACCTGGTATAAACAGTACTACTGGTCAAAATGTCTCTGGAGATTACTTGGATATAGTAGTTTACTTAGGTCCAGGGGGCGGGTACTATTCCGCATGGCCAAATACTATCACACTAAAATTCTGGAGATAATAATGTACTCAATTAATATAAATGGAGTAGTTAAAACACCTTCTTATCCCACTAGAGAAGAAGCTGTAATAGCAATAGAGCAACTAATTTCTCAAGGAGTAACTGGCGTTGGGTTACAAATTAACGTACTTCCAACATCAACCCTACTATCTCAAGCTTTAATAGACACAGCAAAACAAGCTCTAACAAAAACAGATATGGTTGTAATTAGATGTAGTATTGCAGGTATATCATTCCCAGTGGAATGGAAAAATTATGTATTAGCATTAAGAGCTATAGTAAACGGCACAGATACAACTAGTACAGAATTACCAGCACAACCCTCATATCCAAGTGGTACGTAATTAATGTCACAACTTACATGGCATACTGAACCAGGGTCTATTGACACAATAGCAGAAAGTGAGTACTTTACTTATACATTATCTGCTAGTAGCAATACTGGACAAAGTTTGAAGTATGCTATTATTGCGGGGAAATTAAGTAATGGTTTAACATTAACAGATACTGGTATCATTTCTGGTACTCCGCAAATTACAGGTTCTTCGTCTACTAGTTTAAGTGAGACACATTCTTTTACTGTTAGAGTAACAAATAATATACAACTATTAGATAGAACATTTAATCTAACTATAAATGCAATAGCTCAACCAGAAATTATAGCATCTCAACGTAGCTTCTTAACAGAGTTTTCTTTAGGAACATTCTATGACGGTTCAGATGTTAATATAGCATTAAGCGCAACCGATCCAAATAAATTTAATACGTTAGAATGGAAACTAGTTAATGGCGATTTACCGGTAGGTTTAACATTATCTACAACAGGTAAAATAACAGGATATATTTCGCCGCTGAACTATAGTAGTACAGCAGACGCGTCACTTGGATGGAGTACATCGCCTTGGGATTATATACCGTTAGATGCTACTTCTTCTATACCAAAGTTTAATGTATATCATTTTACTATACGTGTATTTGATGGTTCTAAGTACGACGAATCAAATTATACTCTAACAGTTGTTCCAAAGAACGTAATAACTGTAGACTCAACTGCCGTAACGATTAATAATGACATTACTGTTGATACAGATAACTCACATAATCCAATTATAGTTACACCTACAGGAAAATTACCAACTCAAAGAGCAGGAAGTCAATTTGATTTTCATTTTGAAGGTAAGAATTTTGATTATAGTAATATACTATACCCTATACAATATGCGATTGCTAACTTAACAGGAGCATCGTTTGATCAAGGATCAAACACACATAATCCGTTAGAGACAACTATTGGATTTGATCAGAGTTCATTTGATCAAAGATCTGCTATTGCGGACCTCGGACTAACATTGGATCCTAATACCGGGTGGCTACATGGAATATTATCTCCACAATCTGAAGAAACACAGACTTATACTTTCGAGGTTTACTGTTTTAAGACTGCCGAACCGTCGATTATGAGTAGAGCTGTAACTTATAGCTTAACAGTGTTGGGTGCTGTAGATAATACTATTACCTGGGTATCACCGACAGATTTAGGTACAGTAGATAATGGTGATATTAGCGAGTTTGCAATTATAGCTACTACACCTGCAAATAAAACGTTGTATTATCAACTTATATTACCATATCAACTACCAGTTGGACTTGAATTATTACCCAACGGATTATTAATCGGGAGAGTATCATTTGAGCCAAATAATGCTATCGCCGGAGTTTATATAGATGGCGTTTTTAATCAAACATATACATTTACCGTTAAAGTAGCAAATAATGCTAAAGTAGATGTGGCAACAATTACCGCAATCAAGACATTCACTGTTATAATTAATTACTATAATAAAGTACCATATCATAATATATATTTAAAAGCGTTGCCTGATTATTCACAACGTATAAAATTCCTATCTATTATTAATACAAATAATTACTTTCCTGACGAATTAATATACAGGAGTAATGATCCATGGTTTGGAAAAGCGACAGATATTAAGTTCTTATTTGCAGCTGGTTTAAACCCAAGCACCGCAAGTGATTACAATGTTGCTATGCAATCTAATCATTATAGAAAAAAGATCAATCTAGGTAAAGTAAAGACAGCAGTTGCATTAGATTTAAAATTTAACGTTAAATATGAAGTAGTGTATGTTGAAGTTTTAGATTCTGGAACAAATAATAGTAAATCACAATATAGTAATACCTCTTTAAATATAAGTCACAATAGTTTAGATGACATGGAAACATCTATTACGTCGGTTGGCTTAGCCAACCAAGGGGCATTGCCTAATTGGATGACCGCGTCTCAACCAAATGGTAAAGTACTTGGTTTTACACGAGGTGTTGTTTTAGCATATACGTTGCCTGGTAAGAGTGCGTTAATTGAATATAGGTTACAACAAAGTGGTATTATGTTTGACGAATTTGATTTTGTTGTAGATAGGTATCAACTTGATCAATATCTAAGTCAAAACTGGGACATAACAGCAAAAACCTTTATTCAAACGCCTAATACGTTTATCTCTCCGATATTACCACAAGACGGAGATAGATATTTAGGATTTCCTAAAGGGAATATATATTCCTAAATAGGAATTTATTGTCGTCTATAATATAGACGGATAAATAACTAACATTAATAGGGAATATTTTATGACGTCAAACATAAAGTTAGGTAATATAAATACAGCTTTTCCGATAGCTGGTCGAGATAACGACTCTCAGGGATTTAGAGATAATTTCTCAAACATACTTAATAACTTTGAAACTACTGCTTCTGAGATCACACAATTACAAACAACTTCGGTTGTATGGAACTCAACTGCTAATATTACTACTACTTTTCAAAACTCGGTGAGATTAGTAGGAGCTCAAACAAAACAATTTACAGAATCAGTAAATACCAATGTTACAATAAACGGTACAAATGTAACGTTGGATTACACTACTGGCGACTTACAAGTTATTAATCCTACTAGCTCTGTTTCATTAGCATTTGCACCAACATGGCCAACAGCTTCTTCTTTTGGTGCCGTATTTGCTAAAATGCGTCTTAAGATTAATGTAACTGATGTATTACATACTATATCGTTTACCACAGCTAACTTTATTGGATTAAGTGGAATTACAGGGATGTCTGGTAATACCTGGACGCCGCCGAGTATTGGAATTTACTATTTTGAAATAAGTACCTATACTGGGGGTGTTGACTTAGCTGTTGAGCAATGTATTAGTCCTGTTAGTTCAGCCTCCGGCAACGTTTCTATCATTAATAGTTCATTATTAGAAACTTCCTCACACATTTCTTCAATTAGAAATGTAACTACTATAGATTGTACGAACGGTAATATACAATATTTCACGTTAAACGAAAATACCGCGTTAACTTTTATTAACTGGTCTACAACTATAAATGTTTATTCTAAGGTACGTGTAGCTATTAGAGCAGAGGCGGTTTATAGTATATTGTTTCCTTTTTCAGTCTCTGTTGGGTTAAATAAAATAACATCGGGTAGTTTAGTGGGTCAAGAACTTACTCCTGCCTTAGGAACCTACTTACTTGAATTTAGCTCATATGACAATGGTAGTAGTATTTTTGTAATACCTCTTATTCAACCATAAGTATATATTATATGGTGATATCTTGTTATAATACGTAAAAGGAGAATGAATATGACACACCCTCTTATTGGAGATTTAAGTACTTTAAGTACAGACGAGTTAAATAATAGAGTAAACAATTTATCTAAAAAACTAAGTCAGGCCCATAGAATGGGATCGTATGATGCTATTCAGCAAATACGTATGTTTATGGATGATTATCAATTCGAAATTCAAAATAGACATTCGAAACTATTAGACGAGACAACCGCTAAACATCCAGAGTTTTCAGGTATTATCAATATTGGGTAATATATCTATTGTATTAGATTTACCGTAATGTTAATATTAATATTATGCATATAGATCAATATGGCCAAAAACACCAGTCTACAGACGAGTTATGCTCGCTGTTATATTTTAATCCGGATGTGAACCTACACGAACTACAAGTAGATGATCCCTACGAGTTTAATCACAGTATTAAGGAATTATATTATGAAATAAACCCGTTAAATAAATATAAACGGTTGGATATTCCAATTGAAGAGTTTGACTCTAACAATCAAATAGATTGGTTTATGCCAATAGAGTACAAAGAACTTGACATAGTAAAATGGGTTCTAGAACAGTGTAAAGAAGATTATGAGTTACAACGTGTAGGCGAAGAATTACTACTCTATCAAGATAGAAATCTATTAGATTTATTACGATTTCTTAAATACTTTGTAGACACTATGAGGAAACATAAGGTTGTATGGGGTGTGGGCAGAGGTAGCTCAACAGCATCGTATGTGTTATTTCTTCTTCAAGTTCATCGTATCAACTCAATATATTATGGGCTAGAAATAACGGAGTTTCTAAAGTAGTAACAAATTGATAGTCAACTACTATATTAGGTAAAGGAAATTAAAATGGCAAGAACACACAGAACCGCGCAAGGCAAGCAAATAGACATGGAGAATATACGTGCAAAAAATGAGCTCGTAATTGCTGTAGGTAATACTAAACAAAACGGTCGAGGAGATTTACTTGGTGCTGGAGGAAAAATTGTAAAGACGCGTGATCAAGTAATGAGAGAATATTATACGATGAATTCCCCAGTTGCTGCCGATCCAAGTAGGACTGTTACTGCTGATATAGTACCTCAAGCACTAATAGATACCGGAGCAATTAATCCAGAATCTGGTCTCGACGAAATGGATAATTTAGATACACTTGAAGATCCAATACAAAATCTAAATGTTACTTATGTGTCTACTCCAACAATGGCAGAACCCGTAGTAACACCTGTAGTAACACCGCCTATTGCGTCAACTCCAGTAGATACTATAGCTCAACAACCCAAGAAACACGAACGTCTAGCACGAGGTGCTTTAGCAGGTGCTGTGGCTAAGAGTACAACCGTAACACAAAAAGCAGTATTACCGCCCAATAAAGCTGGCGGAATTAAACGATTCTAAAAGGAGTAATAAAAGTGGAGAGTTTTATACAACCAGTACTACTGAAAAAACTAACACCTATCAGAGATAAAGTTATTGTATCTGAAATGAGGTTCAAAGAACGTTATACCAAGAGTGGTATTTTTATTCCTTCAGACGACATGCAGATTCACGGCGTACACCCTAGGTGGGGTAAGGTTTATGCAGTTGGCCCCGAACAAACCGACGTTAAAGTTGGACAGTGGGTATTAGTATCTCATGGAAGATGGACAAGAGGTGTTGAAGTTACAGATGCCAACGGAGAGCATACAATACGTATGGTTGATAATAACGATATTCTTCTAGTATCAGACGAAGAAATGGTTGACGAAAATATGGGTATTCCGTTGACACAGGAACAACAAAATGGGGCACCTAGATATTAACCAAAATAATTGATATAGAGGTCTATAGACAACTATAATTAACTATAATTATTAAGAAAGGTAACAAATGGCACTACATAATATATGGACAGAGAAGTATCGTCCAAGCACGTTAGATGGTTATGTATTTAAAGATGCGGCTCAAAAACAACAAATTGAATCGTGGATAAAAGATCAGGAGATCCCAAATCTCCTGTTCTCCGGTCAGGCCGGGATTGGTAAGACAACACTTGCTAAAATTCTCATTAAAGCATTAAACATTGACGAATATGATATTAAAGAGATTAATGCCTCTCGAGAAAATAGTGTTGATCATATGCGCGATGTAATTATTGGGTTTGTAGGTACAATGCCGTTTGGTAAATTTAAAGTAATATTACTTGATGAATCTGATTACCTAAGTCCAAATGCACAGGCAATATTGCGCGGAGTTATGGAAACATATCACGAGACAGCACGTTTTATTCTAACCTGTAATTATCCTAATAAGATTATACCAGCATTACATAGTAGATGTCAAGGATTTCACTTTGAAAAAATAGATCATACAGAATTCACAGCACGCATTGCAACCGTATTAGTTACTGAAAATATCGAATTTGATATAGATACGTTAGATGATTTTGTACGAACAACATATCCAGATCTTCGTAAATGTTTAAATACTTGTCAGATGCATAGTTCAAGTGGCAAACTTATTGCTGTAACAAGTTCGGATGGATCGACGGATTATAAATTAGCAATGGTCGATTTGTTTAAAAAGGGCAAGATACGAGAAGCACGTCAACTTATTTGTGCTCAAGCAAGACCAGATGAGATGGAAGATTTATTTAGGTTTTGTTATGATAACCTAGATTTATGGAGTAAAACACCCGAAGGACAAGACGAAGCAATACTAATTATTAGGCAAGGGTTAGTGAATCATGCGCTATGCGCTGATTCAGAAGTGAATCTTAGTGCCACTATTACAGAATTAGCCGCAATTACTATTTAATTAAAGGAGTAACACAATGTCAAAAGATGTATATATTACCGCAAAATATTATGCTAAACCACGTAACCCTAGACAAACATATAAGGTGGGTTATATGAAAGATGATGCAAATATCCAACATGACGAAACCATAGATGTTACACTTGGGTTAAAGAATAAGGATTTGGAGTCTGCACGTATTATCCTCAATGTATCAAAACAAGTTATTACTAAAAATAGCTTTGGTGGAGATAAAACATTCCATGATTTGTTTTCTTACTTTTACCTAAATAATCGAGAAGAAATCGGAGACGCATTGGCAAGAGCTGGTATTACTATTACACAGCCTGAAATGCCCGTAGTAGAGGTTGATTCTAATATTATTGACGCAGAAGTAGTTTCTGTTACTGAAACTAATCCAGAAGTATCTATTACAGCAGATCCCGTTGTATAATACGTCAGAAGAGTAAATACATATATGACGAATATGTATAAAAAAATGTATGCTAAAAAACCGAAGAAGGTGCCAGATCCGCTGGCACCGCCTAGGCCTACCTTACTTGGTCAAGTTAAAGATTTAAGGTTAACTAAGGAAGAAAGTGCTGTAACAAAAAACATAGTGCAACAGCAACAACACGAGATTGATTATTTAAAAGAAAAGGTTGGACGTTTAACGCAACGTTTAGAACAACTTACGATATTCGTAAAGAGTATGACGAAGCAACAATGACAAGTCACACAGATTGTTAAAGTAACCACTGAAGTGTGATAAATCCAGCGATACATGCAGACATAATATATATTTGATAGCTATGTATAGTTTGACCATATGCAATTCTACCTATATTGCCAAATAGGTGCGAAAAACCAAAAACCATAAGAATATATTTTGCAATTAGCAATGTACTGTGAGTATCTAGCATATCTAAGTTGTCTTTCTATTCTGATTGAAGTATGTTAAACCATAGTTACCAACTATTTTACCATCTAATTTAACTATTACCCACTTAACTTCAACAGGATAATTTCGTTTTATGATATCCATAATCTATGGCCTAAATGACATTTGATGAGAAGCTAAGTGATTGGTGCCTGAATATTCTTCGTCGACGTAAACTGGCTTCCATTGACTGTATAGATTAGTCGACTTAGTATTCAGGTTAACAAAGTCACCTTTCTCAGTTAACCAGCCGATGTGTTTCATCGATTTCTTATCTTTGATTTCCATTATTCGCCTAATATAATTTTTAATGACCGCGTGCAGTAACTAACTTAGGAGCCGGTGAGGGTTTGCACATAGTAATCTTAACACCGTCGGAATTAACAAACGTGTTCTCTGTCTGTGTTGCAACTTTTGAGGTCACTTTGGGCAACCCGGTCTTAGTTGAAATTGTAACACCATTCTTTGTACGTTTCACACATTTCATTTGGGCCATTTTGTTACTCCTTTGTTGTGTTGCGTTATTTAATAAAGCTATTATACAGTAATTAGCCAAAAGGTCAAGATCTTTATTCAAAGAGTTATAGTTAGAATCCCATATTATTCAAGCGTTTAGCAAAAGACTTTGAATTTTTGGGTTTACGTGGTGTTCCAGTGCCTGTCTCGTCGTGAGTACAAAAACAATAAAGATATAGGATTGTTGGATTGGCTCCACTTATACGATAAACAATGCGCAAATCGCTACGTATTTTGGCATGTCTGCACTTAGTATCTTTTAACGGGCCGTGAACATAACTACTATCGTGTCCTTTAGAATAAGCTCCTAACGGGTTAGAAACCTTTTCTTTAACAAAATGTTCTAGTTCTTCTTTTGTTACTTGATATTTTGTAATACTATCAACAAGTGCATTACTTTTTTGTATTAGTACATTAACCACGGTGAAATACATCTTCCAGACTTGCCATTAATTGTTCTGTTGTTAATGCTTCTCCAAACTGCATATTATTCAAATAGTTAGCGGCGACGGTAGCATCAGCAGTTGTTACACCGGTTTGTTGTGCAACGTGTTCGCATAAACCAATTACTGCATTGTTATTATCTTCAACAATTTTAATACCTTTTGTAATTGCACTCATTTATAACTCCCGTTGCTTATTTAATAAAGCTATTATACAGTATTTAGCCAAAAGGTCAAGATCTTTATTCAAAGTGTTAATCTAAATTAAACAAGAAGTTACAATTTTAACCAAAATAGTAAATATATAATAATTAAGGAGTTATATTATGTCTAAAAACATAGAAGAGATTATAAAAGCTGCTGAAATGGTCGAAGCAGTAGAGATTATAGAAAAAGGTACAGTACCTATAAAAACTATTAAGCAAGTTGCCGCTGTTATTGGTGCATGTGGTGTTATTATTGGCGCTATACTGACAGTGGATAATAGGTACGCTAAGCCTGCAGATATCGAACATGCCACACTAACATTACAAGAATCTATAGACGAGTTACATAAAGATTTACTTGAAAATGAACAATTACGTCTAGAACTTGGCAATGATGTAAAGTCAACTAAGATATTACTAGATAAAAATAAGCAAGAATTAATAGATGTAAAACAACGTTTGATGGGGCAACGCTTAGAGTTATCGCACCGTACAATGTCAGTTGAAAGTGCGGCTATTAGGGAAGTACGATCAGAAACACCTCCAGAAATATCACCTATATTTGTGATGCCAGCGGCATCTCCTGTAGAGCCACACGAAGTACAATTAGTCCCTGAGAAAGAGACAGTAGAAACTACGGTTGGCAAATAGATTAACACTTTGAATAAAGATCTTGACCTTTTGGCTAAATACTGTATAATAGCTTTATTAAATAAGCAATGAGGTTACTATGGTTAGAAGTCAATTAGAGCAAGAATACAAAGAGCTTCGCGAGTTCACAGATAATATGACTCTAGGACAACTTTACTCTAATGAAGGTCAAGAAAATTAGAGCGAGAATATGAAGTATTACAAATTCTAGCAACATTTGAGGGTATTGATACTTTTGAATACTGTTCGCGTTTCAACAAAGGAGAAATGTAAATGTGCTTATGTTATATAGTAGGTGGGCCTTGGGTTGCTGAAGACCCCGATTGTCCACAACATGGTATTCAAGCACAACGCCAAGAAAGTCGTAGAGATCAGTTACGTCATCGAATTACTCAAGCAACTACTGTTGAAGAGTTACGTGAACTGTTATTACACGTTCTTGACAGTTTGGAGAATTAGTATGAATATCATAGGACGTATATTATTTGTATTGCTTACTTGGCCTGCAGTAGCGTTTATTGATGTTCCAAATATAGGATGGAGCCTATTTCTAATAGAGATGTTAGATTTCGTTAGATATGGCGACAAAGAGCTTCCGGAAGAATTTCTGGATAAATAACTATATTAAATGGGTTAAAATTATGCTAAAGGTATTAGTAATCGATGACGACAACGCAATATGCTTAATGGTTAGAACTGCATTTTCAGACGAAGATAACTATACTGTCATCGAAGCAAACACGGCTGCACAGGGTCTATTAGACATAATTAAATATGTACCAGATGTCATTATACTTGATGTTCATTTACACGATTGTATTACAGGCATAGACATTCTTAATGCAATAGAGCAGAACAAGACACTAAATCACATACATATATTCACAGTTACCTCGTCCGAATATGAATTAGTGTCAAAATCTATTACTTTGGGTGCAGATGATTACTTTATCAAGCCATTTAATATCAAAGATCTAGTGTCTGCTGTAAAACGCAAATTTAATCCTAAGTTATTAGATCGAGCATAAATACTCGATGAACGAAAAAGAACTTCAACCACAATTTCTAATAGTATTAGGTGGTGCTGGTAGTGGTAAGAACCACTTCATAGAGCACACTTATCCTTACCAAGCATATAAGTTAATTGATGTAGATCAAATTAAAAAAGATGTAGCTTTATCTACGGCCATATCGTCAATTAAACCTATGTTGGAAAAAGCTTTTAAACAAGGTAAAAATATTGCTCATCCTACTACAGGATCAAATCTTAAAGGATTACAAAATAAGATTCTGCTAGCTAAACAATTTAACTATACTATTACAGTAGTATTAATTGATACTGAGCCTCACAATGCTATAAACCAAGTTAGAAACCGTGTTAGATCTGGCGGCCATAATGTAGAAATAGCTAATATTATATCTAGTAATAAAAAAGCTCAAGAGAACTTTAATTTAGTTAAAGATACTGTAGACTATACTAAGATTATTAAAAACACGATTAACGAAGCCGCTCCGGTTGAGGCTCCTAAAGGTCAAATAATTTATCAAATTAATACGCCATTGAACTTCACACACAACGAGTTACTAAGTATTTTAGAACTAATTAAATCAGAAACACAAGTTTCGTCGGCCGGATTAATGGACAGGATTCATCGTGCTAAGTTAATAGCTGTTGCTAGAGATGCTAATATGGCAGGTAAAATAGTTGCCGTATCTATTATAAAGGTTCCAGACGCCAATTATAAAAGTAAACTGTTTAAGAATGCACAAGTGCCAGAATTAGATAAACAGTATCCCTTTGAAATGGGTTATAAAGTAGTATTACCTGAATACAGGAATAACAACTTAGGTGCCATTTTATCGCAGAAATTACTACAATTAGTGTCTAAAAATGAGATATTTGCTACTATTCGTGAATCAAACACAATAGCACTAGTCTCAATATTTAAGCTAGGGTTTACTCCTATAGGTAAACCTTTTATGGGGGCAAGCGGAAATAGAATTTTGTTGTTAGTTGTTAAAAATTCAACAACTGCTAAGAAAACAACAGTCAACAACAGTACCCTTAATGAAGGTACTCTACTTTACGTGGATAATAAGTTACAAGAAAGGTACCTTACATCATTAAGAGATATGTTAGATGCTACTTAGTGAACTACCGCAACAGTAAGACTACTTAGTTTTAACTGTTAATAATAGTTAAGTAGTAGTTAATTGCTCGCTGTTTGAATTGTTTTACTATAATATGATCACTACCAAACGCGGCTACATACATTTTATATAGACTTGATTTTCTACAATAATTATATGTTAATTCTAACGGATTATATTTTAAATGTATCTCTGTAGCTAACGAATATGAATAAGCGTCAATCTCATCCAAACTACCCAAATATTCTTGGTCTAACTTCTTAGACTGATCTGTTGACATACTCACAAAAACACTATTACACACGTCAAATTTACGTTTTCTATATTGACGTTGATGTACTTTTTCGTGCTCAACACATTCTATTAATTCAACACATAATCTAGGCCAATCGATAACGGATATTGCAATTTTAATTTGGGATGGATTGAAATTAACATATATAGTTATTGATGAAAAATTTGATTGATCTTCTCCCGGGTCATAACATCCGCCGATAATAACTTGGTTATCATCTACGTGTATATCTCGATTTGTTTTGATCTTAATATCAGTTGTCCCAACAAATCTTCGTAAGATTTTAGTAATTTCTACTGGTGTAAGTTCTCGCTCTTTAATTTTATTGCCATATGCAAGCATACGGTTATATAAATGCAATACTTCACTCATATATCGGACTTGTATGTTTCTTACGATAAAAGAGATGATTATCTATTTGAGTAACAAATTGCAAGCTTTTAGACCAATCAGGGTTTACATAGTCTGCATGATATGACACTGCACCTTCTGTTATGTCAATCATATCTTTTCTAGTAAGTAATTCTTTTGCAGCCAATAAACTTTGTGACCAGTAAAAACTAGATTTATCTATAGCTTTATGTGGTAATACAGTCCATGAAAATTGAGCTACAGTAGTATGTATACTTTGACTACCTTCGTAAATTACTTTACATACCGTATCAGGAAAACCAGAAGCTTTAGTACGGTTTAACACTACTTGCCCTACAGCTATTTTACCTGCGTAACTTTGTGTTGCGGCTTCATAATAAATGTTTTCGGCCATGCACTGCAGGTCATTTTTTAGTATATCTGGTTTAACTAATGGATCGGTTGGGAATACTATATTAATTGTCGCAGATCTAATATCTTGATATGTTGGCAGGAATGGCACTGTGAATACACGACTAAATGGTTGAAATGCGATATTTGCTATAATAAAACTACTCATCGCTAACCATATGAGCATAATCGTTGAAAACTTGCTTAGGAAAAGTTTACTTTCCGTCATTGGGTCTCTCCTTTTTGCGTTACAGAACTTTCGGTCTGTTATATATTTATTCTTCAACCTCTAGTAGTAATAATAACATACAATTATGCCTATTTCAAGGCTTTTTCTACATCAAAACTAAGCTAATATTTGAGAAAAGTTACTTGCAGTTAATATAGATCCAGTAATACCTCCGTGAGAATAAGGTTCTCCGCCAGTTAAAGTCCACATTATTCTTGCCTCGCCTTTAGGGCCAGAACCATTATAAGAGATATGTACCCATGCTGAGTTATGTTTTTCAAATATACATTGAGAAAATCCTAAAGTAGATTGATTTTTTACTATCCATTTGAACATTTCTACTGTTTCTGCATATGATCCTAAAGATATATCAGCCGCACAACCTATTCCGTGATCTGTCATACCTAAACCACTCTCAACTGTCCTAAACCCGCTGTTAAAGCTAAATTTAAATTGATCATATATAGGATCTAAAATATTCTGGCATAACGCTAGCCAATTACATGCTATTTGGCTAGCAGTTAATCCACGTTGATCTTTAATCATACCGCTCGATGCACTATTAGCTAATTTAAAATATTTACTAACAGGAGTAGACATATCGGACATTGTTATTATCTTAGGAAACTTATTACAATCTATATATGCGTGATTAATTTGATTAGGGGATTGAGGAGGTGCCGAATCAACACTCTCTGACTTAGATAACCCAGTATCAAAAGAGTCCTCATCTCTACGTGCTGCAGATTGACCGTTATCAGTATTATCATATACCCTTGCTCCACATATTAAAGTAACGCCTGGCTCAACTACCATCATCATTGAAAATGAGCCACTACCTGCCATTACATTTGGGCTTCCTGCAGCAGATATATCTGCTCCTCCGCAACCTCCTACAATCGGGTCTCCAATCCTAAATGCTTTTAAACCGTTAATAATAACTGTAGGAGAACCATCGCCTGCATTACCGTCATGTGATGATCTTCCACATGTATGTGTTGGATAGTGATCTGTAGTACGCATGGCTGGGCTACCGTTAACTATAACGTTGCTTGATCCAGAATCTGATGGTCTTGGGCTAAAGCAGTGTCCGGAACTTGCATCTACGCCTTTTCTTGTTAAACCTGGCATATTAGAATTTGCTCCGTGTTGATATTATGGATCGTAATGCGTTATTTGCCGTAACGAAGTCGTTCCTAACTATTATTTCATACTGTGCCGATGAATGGTCTGACAGCGTAATGTTAACATAGACATTAATAAAAGCTTCCGTTGGTGCAATATATTGATGTAATGTTGCAAATCCTGTTGGTAACGCCGCAAATGATGTAACTACGTGCTCATTTAAATTATTATCTAAGTATGATATATTACGTTTAAATGCGGCTAGAAATTTACCACTTACTGTAAACGTTAATCCAGAAAACGATAAAGAAATTCCTGGATCTAATGGAGTAACATTTGCAGAAGTGATAACAGGTATAATTACATTCCCTATGTCAGTTACTGATCCTGTATCGGAAATAGGAGGAACATAACTTACAACTAACGAAAATTGTGTTCCTTCATTTACTTGATAATTTGCAGGACTGAACGTTCCCATAATATTAGATTATAATACTACCTTTTGTTACGGGTTGAATACCTGTAGTCTTTTCTATATAGTGCGACTTTAATTCATCTAATGTTGGACCTGTCATCATAATATGATTTTTTGATATTGGAACCTCCTTGCCTGCTTCAACAGTAAATAATGCAGGCACTAGACGTACACCTGATTGTGTAGGAACAACAGCCGCTGGATTAGTAACAATATATGCATCTTCTGTCTCACTAATTAACTTAGCAACTAATTCGTCTCCATTTGCTAATTTAATTGTGAAGATATCATTTGATTCAAATTTACTTTTGGTTTTTAACATTTTTTTCCTTTAGAGTTTGATTAAGCTGAGTGATTACATTTTGTTGAAGAGTTATTCTTTTATCTTCAATATTTAGATTCAGTTTACCTATTGTTTCTAAATTTACTTCTTTTTTCTTTTTAGAATAATACATGGGGTCCATTTTACTATCTCCTAAAAGGGTAATTTAATACTGATTCACTATTTAAAATACTTATGTCGATAAGTGGTATCTTGTTTATTTTCTAATCGTTTTAAAATAGCGGTTCTTTGTTCATCTGTATAACTAGCCCATTCCTTTATCTCGATTATTAATCTACCACAACCTATACATATATCTTGTTCGGATAATGTACATAATCTAATACATGGATTATTAATTTTACTCATTCTAATAGGCGCCTGTATTTTTAAACCACTTTCCCTTGAGCTCAAAAGAGGTATTAGAAGCATCAAAAATTCTATGTTCTATACCAGTTAGACATTTATCGCATTTAATAGAAATATGACTCTCTTCTACTTTTCGAATATGTGTATTTTTTGAATTGCAAATATTGCATTGGTAAGTATATAGAGGAATGATCATTCTCCTTTAAATATGATAAGATTGTTTTTTAATCTATCGTTGTTTGGATTCAACTTTATTGCTTCTTTTACTAATGTAATTGCATCATTCTTTAAACCCATATTCCATGCTGCTATAGAAGCATAATCATACGGGACTTCGTTCCAAGAGTCAACTTCTGTTATATAATGAATCTCTTTTTCTGTGATAGCTAATGCTTGCATCATAGCATAATATGTACCTACCCAGTTTTGTAAGTTATAATATACTTTACCTAATTTAATCCAAGGTTCGCGGTCTATTTGATGTTCCGAACATGCTTTTAAAGCCCATACTAATGCAGTGTTGTTATCATTTTTCTTACAATAACATCTAGCAATAAATCTCATTGATGCACAACGCTCAGCAGTCCACTTAGCTGTTGGTAGAGACAAATGACGTTGGAGCTCTATAATTGCTTTGTCCCAATGCCCATAATACATATATTCCCTACCAAGATAATGCGAGTTACGGTCATTATTTTGATCTTCTTGACACGATAACTCAAGCAACGGTAAATATGAACTACGCGATTTAGTATTGTCTGGATAATGGTGTACTGTAAAGTTATTACAATAAGTTTGTACCTCTAATCCCTCATATACTAATACTTCGTGAACTGGATTAACCCATTTATACCCCTTACGTAAGTGAATCTTATCGTACCAAAATTCTGTACCAGGACCCCATATATACTTATATCTTAACCTAGTAGTTGTATTAAGCCAACTTTTCTCTATTTCTCCCCTCCATCCAGGAGTTATAACTTCATCTAAATCAATACATAAACAAACATCAACATCTTCAGGTACATTGTCTAATGAAATATTTCGTGCAATATCAAACCTCCATGGATTAATATTGGTTTCGTGTACTATTGCACCGTGTTCTTTAAGCAACGAAATAGTATTATCTGTAGAACCTGTATCGGTAACGACTACTACATCGGCTTCTTTTAAATTTTCCATAAACCTAGTTACGAATTGTTCTTCATTTTTACATATTGCGTATACTGCTATTTTCACTTATGTGATCCTTTGTTCTATCAATCTGATAATGTTTGTAAATACTGTTCAAACATTGTGTATACAACTTTTCTCTTTAAATCCATTATCAAAAATCAGAATCAAAATCAATATTAGTATCGTCGCGTACTATTGTTCCGACTTTATATGCATTGTTATCTTGTTCTTGTGGTGCTGCTTGTGTATTACCGATATTAATCCAATCTTCCATATGAGGCATAGGATTATGCTTAGGGAATTTATAATCTCCATCCAAATTTAAAAATTTATGTACTGGCGCTGCATTAAACATAACCCAAGATTTAATAATATTAGCATTAGCTCCTACTAATTCACGTCCCTCACTGAATAAGTAATCAGCCCATGCTAATTCAGCATTTACTACTTCGTCGAACAATTTCTGTATTCTTGGTTTTAACCGGTTATATGTTGACTGACCCCTTTCAGTTTGTAGTTCTATACGTAATACTTCTTTATCAAGCTCTACGTGTATCTCTAACTCGTCTTGTGCGATTTTTTGTACTGCTTTACCCACTGGTTGGAACCAATTAATGCTACAGATAGTAAATGTAATAGCAAAACTTGCCATAAACTGTACACGTTCGAGTAATAATAACGCAACTATACCCATAAATAATGAGTCATATGCTTCGTCGGATTTGATCAACCCTAATGCATACTTATGTGATGCTTGATATAAGTCGTCAAATACTTCTTTAATATTAGTTAATCGTATTAAACTTTCTTTGACTGCTAATATTTCTTTAAGTACATGCTCTGGATTATCAAAGCTCATACGCACAATTTCGGAATATGTTGATGCATGAAGTACTTCGTTATCCGATACACGTTGCCAAGCTGCCCACAGAGAACTATCTGTAATAAAAGGAGCTAATACAGGGGCAATACTACGAGATGCAACACTATCGGCTTCCCATTGCCATGCTAACGTTCTTATCATCATCTCGTACACCGGCTTGGGGCAATTTTTAAAATCTAGATTACATTGCGAATAATCAAACTCGTCTTCTGACCAGTCTAAAGATTTCATCTCTTTATATAATTGCCAGATTCTAGGATAATGTTTATTTACTGTATCGAACAAGCCAGGGTCTTCTCCAAAGAATAACGGGGATTGTATACGATACTGTTCTGGTGTTTTTTCTGTATTAAATGTTTTTGTCATAATTAACTTTCTATATAAGGTTACAGTGAGCAAGCGCCGCTTGAACAGCCTCGGTCATCTGAGTTATTGTTCTCTATTAGTCCATTTTGACTAATAGTTGCATCTTCGTCTGCTGATAAGTCTACTCCATTACTAGTAAGACTATTTACATAATACCTCGATTTCATTCCATATTTAACCATTGTTAAATAATCTTGTATCATGTCTGTACTAGATACTTTTTGATCTCCTTGTATCTTTACAAATAAGTCAGCACTAATTGCTTGATCGCACCATTTCTGAAAAATAGAATATACTTTAATCATATCATTAGTGCTAATATCCCATGCTAATTGATACTTATTTTTTAACTTAGTACCGTCCGGCGCGGACCAATGGTTTACTCCGGTATCATTGGTTTTCATTAAATTAAATTCTCTAATAGGATAGGACCCATTGGTAGTTCCGCTTGAAATGGTCGATGACTCCCCCGGAGCATTTGCCACTATCACTGAATTACGTATGCCGCCATTGGCAATTATCTCTTTACGTAACATATCCCAATCACGCTTACATTCGACTGTAACTAATTCATCTACACGTTGTTCATAAGTATCCAATGGTAACCATCCTTCAGGCCATCTAGTTTTATGCATCCAGGGCGCATTGCCAAGTTCTTTACCTAAGCGAAGACTTGCATTTAATACATGCCAGTAATGCGTTTCTGCTAATTCGTGTATAAAATTTCGTCCTTCAATAGTATTATATTTTTTATCTTTCTTTGCCATTAAATGTGCTAAACCTAATATACCAACACCAGCACTTAATCTTGACTTTGCTGTATGCTCTAAGTTAGGAAACACATAATCAGACTTATGTATACATTTATCTATCATTTTTAATGCATAATATGCTACTTCTGCATATTGCTCATCTGACTCAATATTACCTACAACTATTCCCGCAAGACTACATAACCCGATTTCGCCGTCTCCTTCTTCATAATATTGTTTATATAATTCGGCAACGCTAGAATACCCTTTGGAAATTAGGGCTATCTCCTGACAGTTATGCACTAATACATCATTAGCGAAAAACGATTCTGTTTCTGGCACAGTAATATCATATACTGGCGTTGGATCTACTTTAATCTTTCTAATCTTAATCATATGGTTCTTCCTGGGTAATACCCGTCTGGTGATTGTTGTGATGCTTTAACTTTAATATTTTTTCGTTTGTAAACCATTTATGTGAGTAGCGCAATTTCTTTACATTAAGTTTCGAGTAATTCGTCACGTTCGGTTAAATCTTTTGCGGGTACAAATCCTCGATTTTTAGTATAAATCATATGGTCGGCGGTGCATCTTATTATCTTACCGTTAGGACTTTCAATCTCATATAAATCTGTCGAAACCCCTGTTTGCGCTGCGGCTGATACTTTACTCCATACTACCTCTTCGCCGTTAAATGATTTAACATAAACTTCCGTATAATATCCTAACTCATACTTGGCAATAAAGTCGTCTAATCTGACTATTTCGGCAAAATTTCCGGCGTTGTTAGACGCAATTTCAATGTTAGTATTGCCAGTCAAACAGAGATTCGACGAATAAATCTTTTCTTTAAAAGGAGTATGTTTATTCATCGTATCAAACTGATGTAAGTAATGTACTCCGGTTTCGTAACTTTGTGTTAATGCACCTAATAATAATTCACGAGCATTAACTTTAACCTTTACTTTATCTGAATTTGCGTAAAGTGTATATAATTCTTCAAATTTATTAGGGTCTTTATTATATTGTGCTTCGTATAACTCCGGCACATCCCCGTACGAAAATAAGTAAATATCTTCATTCTTAGCTACTTTACGTGCAAAAAATTTATTACTACCAAAACTATAATGACATCCTCCTATTTTTTTATTAAGCGGAGTCATCGGGTGTCTCAATTTTTGTATCACTTCGACTTCGGGGTCAAATGCAGTGTAATGTACTGTGCTCGCGCCCCCACGCCCATTTTGTAAATTAGCTTGTATTGCACCTACCATTGCTCTATAGTATGGCAACTTACCTTGATGTTGAATAATTCCGTTACGAATCGAGTCACCTAGAGATCTAGTCTTAATATGAGTTCCTATACCAGCACTCATACATGTCATCATATATGCAATATGATCTCCGGCCGCCAAACTGGCAGCTGAATCCTGTGTAGTATAAACACAACATGAAGCATAACCGTTTAACTGTGTACCTAAATTAACAAAATTTGGTGTTGGACAGTTAATCCTATTGAAACTAAAATGATCATACCATGCTTTTACATGTACTAAACGTTCTGCTGATGGCTCATCTTCTGCTAACGCCATAGCCATACGCATGTATACAAATTGAGGAGATTCATACTCTTTACCTGTTACTTTGTTGCGTAATGCATACTTATAACGAATTTGATTTAATTGATAATGAGGATATTTTAAATCTCGTTTGTGGTCTATAATTTTTTCTATTGCTGTATATTCGTCAGTTGAATAATGCATGTCTACCATTAAACCAGCAGTCTGTAATTCTTCATGTAAACTTTGTACTGATGGTCTACCATATGGATAAATTACACGTTCAAGTAAGTAAGTATATAACCTACCTGCCATTCTATTATACTCCCAGGTTTTTCTACTTAAACAAGTACTAATTAAGGTCTCTTGTAATTGTTGACTAGTACAAGTTTCAGGACATTGTACTACTGCATCTATTACTATGATAGACCAATCTACCTGTGATCCTAATGTTTTTGCAGCCCATGTTCCCCAACCATTTACTTTTGATGGAGAAAAATCTTCAACTCTCCCGTCGCGTTTTACGATCTTTTTTATCATTATTACCTTCTATTGTGTTGTGTGTTAATATTTACCGAGTCTAAAAAGGACACAGAAATTCTGTGTCCAAAATTAAATTTTAATATTTAAGTTAAATTACATTAAGGACCTGCTAGTGGTGCTGAGTTGAACTACAACATTACTATCTGTATTAATAGATGTATACTGTAATACTATCTGTCCGTTACTTACAGTTGGATATAAAGTAACACCAACACCAGTATTTGATTCAATATATTCATCATCGTAAACAATTGATGATCCATTAGTTGATATCTTCAATGCACCAGAACGACGTTCTAACCCAGCTGTAATAGAATATTCAACTATTGTAGGACTAAGGTTATAACCTACAATTAAGTTGTCGTCTTGATTAGTAACATTATTAGATAAAATAACAGTGTTTCCACCAATGCTAAGTTGCCTACCTAACATTACTTGTCCATTAGGTAACGTAGCAAAGCTTCCGCCAGTGTCATTTAATACAATACCCGGTGTAGCACCTTGATATGATACATCAAACATATCTCCAATACTATAACAATTTTTTCCTGCTAAAGACACAGCAGGGCCATTTCCTCCTACATTCTTAAACGTATTAAATGAACTAACAATGTTGGTAACATCTAAACTTGGAGAATTTATTGCTATGTTTGTTATGTTATCAAAGGTAACACCTGTTACTTTAACACCTGTAATATTAGTGTTGGGTAATGTTATTCCTGCACTTAGGCAAATACCTTGATATAACGTATCTTGTGTTCCGCCAATAATATTAACATTTGATAGATTTTTATCGCAGAATACAGAATATGTATTATACCCAAAGTCGCAATTTAAAAAAGTTATATTACTTGATAAAGTTTGACTTCCGGCTACTGTGCCGCCTGTCCCAATCTTAACACATGCTGAGATATTATTCGATGAAGGTGCTACAGGAATTGCACCTGTTGTATAAGATCCTTTCATTGCCACTCTATTAAAATATACATCGGTTACCGAATCAAGATATACTAGCTCGTTAGAAACCTTATTTTGTATAGTTAAATCTTCTATCTCAAAATATCCAGGGGCTGTTACTGAAGAACTCGATGTCGCAATAGTTCCAGTAATACCAGTTATACCGTTTGAGTCGCAAGAACTTAATGCATAAGGTTGTGTTGGATCTGTTTGAATTATAAACGTTGAATTTTTACCATCGCCCTTAAGTTTTACATAAGGCAATAGACGAATAAAGTCACCAGATAAATTATACACTCCTGCAGGCAAGTGAATAGTTCTACGTACCATTGGTTGGTTTGTTAAGTTAATTCCCTGTCTATTAAACAAGTGTTGAATTGCATGATTTAGTGCTGTAACTTCATTTGCAACTCCGTCGCCGATACCGCCAACATCTCTAAAATTAACAAAATCATCTAATTTATCTTGTAATAATCTAGGGACAGAAATCGGAGAAGTAAGTGTATATAATGCTTCCCCAGCACCCCAAACTAAAGAGGTTTCAGCACCACTGAATTGATACATTCCGGCAATTTTAAAAATATCACTGTATTGTGTTAATATTTCGGTATTACCGAGTACGGGTGTACCTTCGGTTAGTGTACCGTTACCGATGAATAGTTGTCTAGTATCATTTGCCCAACCTAACTCGGCACTTGAGAGTTGAGGTAAGTCTTCTTGGAGACCACGTCTTACTTGAATGCGACTAATTTGAAGTACTGCCATATATTATAATCCTTACATGTATCTTATATTTATGCTTTATCCATCTGGATTGATCTTTTATTTGACATCAAACTAACATTTCATAATATTTTTCAACACGGCGCCACATAATGTCTACGTACTTTGACCATTCTGCACCTTCTATTACCCATTGTTGGTATTCGCAAGCTCGACTACACATTAAAATAACACCGGTTTGTATATTAGTACCATATAACTTATTATGTGCTTCGCCGTACATAACTATTTGGATTTTATAATCCTCTACATATTCGTCTTTTTTGGGTTTATTTGTTTGTTTAAAGTCAAATATAGCTTCTTTACCTTTCCAACTTCCTGCTCCGTCGGTTGACCCAGCATATATTTCCGGATAATATAACGATATTTCATTACCCCAAATCTCATCAAAGTGAGCTAATCCTTCTTTAATAACTGTTTGCGCCATCGGGTGTGCTATTTGTTGTACTTGATTTGTACCAGGAGGTTTAACTATACCTTGACAGTAATTCTCAAGTATTTTATGCATGGCCGTTCCAACCCCCGCGGCTTCTGTTGTAATCTGTTGTGCTTTAGAATGACCAACCCAATCGCGCCATTTCTGCAGTGCAGCTTTAGACTCTTCAGATTTGGTTCTATCGAGTATAGACGTTACACTTGGAAGATTTCCGGTTCCGGTTTGATAATGTCTTTTACCGTCAATATTAATCCTTGATAATGGTTGGTAATCGAATTTATCTATTAAGTTAGGTGAATTATTAATTGTTATCATGTTATTATTATATCATAATGACAGATAATAAAGCAACATTAATATTAACCTTATTGACAAACTGTAATCCAGTCTATATTAATGCTGTCTTTTCTTCAATGCTCTTTTACCCATATTGTTTACAGTCTCTTCTGGGCTCAGGGGTGGGAATTGATTAGTAGCTTGATCTGTAGTTTTACTCTCAACATCACTACTGCCTGCTTTTCCGGGGTCTGAAGATAATGTCACTTCATCCTCATTATAATTAGCAATCAATTCTTTGACTACCTCATTATTTTCATAAGCTGTACATAGAGTAGAGTAATCAAATGTATTATCGCCTGCATTTTGCACCATTTGAATTAAACTTTTAGTATGAATTTTGGGTGTCAACTCTTTTTCTTCGCTTCTCTTTTTAAGAAACATCAACACAGGTAACAGATTTACACTTAAAGAATTCTCATCTGATAACTGTTCAGAAGCACTAACGTCTTCACTGATAATATCTTTTATTTTCATTTTCGGTTATTTAATGCGTGTTTAGCCATACCACCAACAGTTCTGACTGTATTTTCTTCGGCTTTTTGTTGTTGTTTTTCAGGGTCTTCGTTCTTTGCTGTTAATAACCCATCAGTCTTAAACTTAACTTTCTTTAAATCTATAGTATCGATATAATGTTGAATTTTAGGCGAAGCATTATTTATCTTAACTAGGTCAATATGTGTGAACGGAATCTTTAACTTTGATACTACAGAGTTAATAATAACAGGGGTTTCAATTTCGGTAATGGTTTGTGCAATAAGTTTTCTAACGATATTAACGATAGCTTGTTCAACCCTAGGATCTACTTTAGTAGCTGTAGCAACTTCGAGGTCTTCATCTTCAAATTCGTTCGTTTCTGGTTCAAGATCTAAAGTATTGGAATCCGGCATTGCAAGATCAAATTCTCTTCTATGCATGTCTTCACTGATAATATCTTTTATTTTCATACTTATTTCCCTCAACTTATTAATTGGTATTTCTATTATTGATGCTATAACTTAACGTCTTTCGCGTCCTACTGGAGCACCCATGGATGGATCTTCTGATGTTGCCATATCCGCCGATGGTTCTTCTGCGGTTGCTACATCTCCGTCGGTTGCTATATCCGCAGTTTGTGCATCTCCTGGCATACCCATTGGAGCAGTCTCTCCTTCGCCCGACAGTGTGCGTGTTGAATTATCTAGTTGATCACGTGCTTGACTTAATTGTTGCAATAGTGTGCCTAATAACTGTCCCACTGAGATCTTGAATGTGTCGCCCTCAACAGCGCCGATTTGATCTCTGATAGAGTCGATTAACGCTGGTAATTGCTCATTTTGCATTTTACCTACTTTTTCTATCATATCCTGAACTGAATCTACCATATCTTTAGCGGCTAACATTACTTCTGCTTGTCCTAGTTCGCCCTCATATATCTTACGTCTTTGCTCTTGTAATTTACGCGATTCTTGTAATTTGTAAGCGTCAACCCAACGAGATAAACCTTCGTATACTATTAACATCTCAAGATACTGTGGATCTTGTTCAGCTGTATGTACAGCACTTGATTTGCGTATTGAATTAACTGTTTCCATAATTTTACCACGCATCGTTTCTGCTTTGCGTAAAGTAATATTATTGTAATTGATTGAGAACCCAAATCTAGACTCGATAACTTTGTTAAGTTGCTTTGCTGTAGGGGTTTTTGGGATAAATTGATCTAGTTTCATGTTCTTCTTTCCTTAAATATGCATATATGTTATTTAGTCAAAGTTAAAAAAATTGTAAATTTCTTAGTCACTTGATGATAACATACTTTTTAACAATTTCTAAATAACTTAATAGTTCTCGCCTATATAGTTTCAAACTATCACTACATGTAGAATAACGACTACTATATAGACTTATTTTAAACTCGTCGTTGTTTATATGTGCATTGTCTAACCTTGCCCTATATAACAACTTGTCTAAATCTAATTTACTAACTATTCTATCTAATTTAAGTAATGTTTCTGCTTCGATTATTTTATTTAGATGTAATAACGCACAATAAAATATTGCACTACGTTTTTCTGTAAAGTCATTATTATTAACATACCAACAGTGATCTGATATCTTTTCTATTAGATAGGTTGCAACTAAAAAATTACCGTTACTTAAAGCAATACATATTGGATATTGACTATTCTTCTGTAGGTCAGATATTTCTTGCCGAGTCCAAGATTTTACTCTAGTGAACCCATATGATTCTATTCTATCCATCGTTTTAGATGGTTTACCTAATTTTTTTCGTGTATTCAATTTTACCCTGCGAATTCTTTTTTCTTTTTAACACGGATTTACTTACTAGTTGATTTGCTATAATCTGTTCTCGTTCGTCAAATTTTGATTTCAGTATTACCTGTGTATCATCGAACTTTTTCAGTAGCTCTGATTCCTCATTATTGATCATTATGTTAATTTTAGTTAATAATTCTACTATTTTCATTTTTTGTTCCTAAATTCTTATAGATTCAAAGTATGTATTTGTATCTGGGCCTGATACACAAAATGCATGAGTAGGTATAATTACAGACTCGTCTAATCCTAATATTACAGGAACGTTAGTAAAATCCTCTTCCAATGCTCCAAATAAGCTATTTGAATTAGAATATACCGCAGCTTGTTCAACCCCAAATTTAAAAGTCCATACAGCTTGACTACCTGTAAAATTACTGCCAAATCTAGAGTTAGTAATATTTAATTGTAACACTTCAGGTACACTCATTGTTAATAACTGTGTTCGTAATCCTAAACATTGTAATACTGCTTCAAAATTTCGTTGTTGATTACGCTGTTTTGAATTGCCAGCTACTACATTTGTTTGTGTGATATCTACTAAAGTCCATCCTACAGCTAAGTGCAATAAAATACTATCGTCATTATTCATATTATGAAAATCCTATTAATAGTATTTATTGTCAAAAATTTTAGTCAAAATAAAACCCTAATTTTTCAACTAGGGTTTTATAGATCTTCTACGTTATGGTGATATTAAGCAAACATCATTCCGCCAGTACTTGTTACTACAGCACCAGTTAAACCAGCAGCAACTACGGCAGCAGTAGCAGCAGCATCACTTGCAAAACCATGTGATTCCATCAATACGCTTAATTGATCAGCATCTGCTTGATAAGCAATAACTGTACCACCAATGCATAATGCACGGATTGCTGTTTCTACTTGACCGTCAACACCTGTGCCAGCACCAATGCCAGTTAATACTACTTTGAAAGCTGTTGGGTGCTTTCCAATACCAGTAGATACAATCTTGCCTGAATCTACGTTTACTACACCCCTTGAATCGCCATGAACGCGTGATAAAATAGCCATTTTTTTCTCCTAATTAAATTGTAGTTAAAAACTACATACACTTATTTATACCGATTGGCATTTAATTAAGTACTATGTTAATTATTACCAAAATTATTAGCCAATAACCCAAGGGTCAACGATAACGGGAGTATTATTTCTTAGCATGTAATTACCTTGATGTAAGTCAAAATTCCAACCGTAATCGTATCCTATTCTGTCTATATCAAACACTGTTTGAACTAGTAACTCTAAATGTTTTCCTGCTATCTTTTTGAGTTGTTTGTAGTATATTACATTATCAAAAGAACTATCAAACATATATTCGTAATAACCTTCATGGATGTTCGATCTAGAGTAGTATGCACTATTCTCCGTAATATATTCTGACAGTGATAATAAGGCTTCGCCATACTGTCCGGCTTCTGTTAAACGTTCCATACGTATCTGTAGGTACATACGTTCGTCAAATATAAACTTCTCAAAACCATCAAACCTTGGCAAAAAAGGATTGTTACTATTTTTACAGTAGTTAGCCCAAAATACAAACATCTCTTGATCGCTGCTTAATTGTGAACTACTTTCACCAAACGTGTTGGTTTCTTTTGTTCCAAATATTTTAAGTACCTTACCTGTTCCAGGCTCTAAAAAAGCTGTTTGATCGGCTCCAGCAAAACCAAGTTGTTTATATCCTTTTTGACGTAGTACTTTGTATATATCAGAATGTGTGGAAGACTATTCTTCTAGATTTTCTTCCTCAATTATTGATACCTTTAGATCTTGTATTCTCATTTAACTACTCCTTTTGCAACAAACATTGTAAAATCTTCTATAGATAACGGTTTACTAAAAAGATATCCTTGATAATACTTACAACCGTAATCAAACAATGTTTGTCTTTGTTCTTCGGTCTCGACACCTTCGGCAATAACTTCTAACCCCAAGCCCTGTGCCATTGCTATAATAGTTTTAACTATAGCTTTATCGTTGTTACTGAATTGTAAATCTCTAACAAAAGATTTATCTATTTTGAGCTGATTTAATGGTAATATTTTTAAATATTGTAAGGAAGAAAATCCGGTTCCAAAGTCATCTAATGAAAAGTGTATACCTAGTTTCCTTAATTGATTAATGACAGATATTGATGTATCTACATTTTCTAATAATATACTCTCTGTAGGTTCTAATTTAAGCAATGTTGTGTCGAATTGATATTTATGTATTAATTTATGTACATTAGATACAAAATTAGGATCTAAGAATTGTTTTGCACTTACGTTAACAGATATAGTTAATTTTTGCGTAGTAACGTCATCTTTCCATAGCGTTAGTTGCTTACAGGCAGCTTCTAATACCCAATATCCTATGGGAATAATTAACCCTGTATCTTCTGCTACGGGAATAAAAACTATCGGAGATATTTCTAATTCTTGTTTATTAGAATTCCATCTAAGTAATGCTTCTGCACCAATTATATTATAATTTTCGTCGACTTGCGCCTGGTAGTGTAATGTAAACTCATTATTGTCAATAGCTGTTCTAAGTTTACTTTCTATATAAACCCTAGATGTAATATATGCTTGCATTTTTGGATCAAAAAATCGAATTGTGTTTTTACCTGCCTTTTTAGCTTGGTACATGGCAATATCTGCCTGTCTTAATATATCATCTACTTCACTAGTTTCTTGATTAAACAATGTGGCACCTATACTTGCAGTTATATTATAACTGCAATTTGGTAATATAATTTCGTCAATTAAAGACGTTAAAATTTTATTACTATATAGTTCTACTTGTGCGGCTGCTACTTGTAAGTTAACATCTAAATCGTGTAACATAACTACAAACTCGTCGCCGCCAAAACGGGCGACAGTATGTCCTACACGTAAACATTTCTCAATACGCCATGCTACTTGTTGTAACATAGTGTCCCCAATAACATATCCAAGCGACTCGTTCAAATATTTAAAGTTATCTAAATCTATGAATAATACTGCTCCGTACTTATTATTTAACGACGTGTTAGATAAGGCTACCTGTAATCTATCTAATAACAATCTTTTATTAGGTAAACGTGTAAGCGTATCATAAAAGGCTAATAATTGTATTTCATCAGCAGCATCTTTATTGATTTTAATATCGGTTACTGTAGCGATGTAATTAGTTATAGTACCAAAAGAATTTTTAACAGCGGAAATATGTAAATGTTCTGGATATAACTCTCCGTTCTTACGTTTATTCCATATTTCCCCGCTCCAAAATCCTAGTTTATTAATTTCTGCCCATAGTCTAGTGTAAAATTCTTTCGTGTGTCTACCAGAACTAAAGATTCTAGGGTTCTTACCTAATAGCTCGTGTTCTGAAAATCCTGTGATATTACAAAAAGATTGATTTACACGTAATATATTAGCTTGAGCATCTGTTACTATCATACCAACTTGCGAATTAAAAATCACAGCGGATATCTTCTCTTCTAAGAATCTTTTATTACGATCCGTAATATCATCTAACATCATGCATAAAGTTGTACCATTTAACGTAGTCTTTAAACGACAGTTAACTTTACCATGCCTGATTGATTCGTTTAAAATAAAGTCTATATCAATTGAATGTTTTTGTGTATTATTTTTATCTATCATTATACTATCAAAGAAGTGTATCCATAGATCTTTATCTGCTATATGTTGTTTAAAACAACACCCAATGGCTGTATTCTTAGTAATTCCCAAAAGTTCGCACCCTGCATTATTGATATCTTGAATTTCACCACTGATCGACAATGAAAGGTAAGCTATAGGAGCAGTTTCAAACATAGTAACATAATCATCATGCGATTGAATTAATTTTACATGAGATAGCTTTAATTCTTCTAGTTGATTTTTTAACTCAAATTGACATTTTTCGCTTTCACGTAAAAGACGCTTGTAATTAACGGTTACTGGGTTAGTATCGTTATCTAAGGGGTCACATTTGTTTGTATTTGTGTTGTGGATTTTATTCATTCTATCTAATCACTCAATATATTAGTTATTTATCCATTGCGATCAGGATAAGATTACTATATTTGTTAATATTAATAGTTTGTGGACACAGAATCAAGTGTTTTGAGTTTAATGACATCATCGCCGTCGGTTGTGTCTGATGTCATCAGGTTCAACGTATTACGTTTGGAATTCTCAGCTAAGTATTCTAATTCAGGTACACGAGTATGAGTATTATGCGATCCCAATACTACAACGACACGCTTACCAACAGACGTTATTAGCATTGAAGCAATACAACCACCAGAAGCTCGGATATAACCCGTTTTACTTACAATGAATTTACCAGTACCTACATTGTGATTAGTGTTATTAAATACTAACGTTCTAGCATGTATTGACGTCCGATGTCTATGTTTAACATAAATTGCTCTACTAATAGTAATAGAAAAAGAAGAAGTAATAGCAGCTTGTTGAACTTCTGGATAACTCTGAGCAGCTATTATCGCTAATACTAAGTCGTTAGCTGTTGATACATTCATTATACTCAATCCTGAAGGTTCAACCAATCTAGAATGTATCATACCTAAATTCTGTACTTTTGTATTTAACGCCCTAATACATGCTTGTCTACCTCCAGGATAATAATTACATAACATATCAGCTGCTGGATTATTTGAGCTAACTAACGCCATTTGTATTAATTGACGTCTAGTATAATTTTTAGATACTTTATCGTCTAGATCCTGTTTAGCATCTAATACAATCATAACTGTAATTAATTTGCTAATACTTGCTATTGAACGAACTTGATCTGAATTTTCTGATTGAATAACTTTTCCAGAATCATCTGTTACTACCCAGGATTTGGCAGTAATAGGTATAGCATAAGCTTGAGCTACTATTGACGACGACAACAACAATAATATAGCACTTGCGGTAAGAATTCTAAACATCACGTTACTTTCTATTTGGGTTATACCATAAACCTGTATATGGCATTATTAAACTATTTTCTGGAATCATTGATGAGTATCTATCATTTTTCCAATATCCACATATACCGTGTTCTAAATGTGTCATCTTCTGTTGGGAACTCTGGATACACAGTTATATCAGATGACATTGGATTAATTACACGCTCTGTCTCGGTTACTGTTCTTCTTTCAATGGAGACCACAACATAGATTTACTACCTTTTTTGATAGCATTGAACCCGTTCTTCCGGTAGAATCTGGTCAACGCCGCCTGGCTCACTCTACCTTTATCCCAAGGAAATAAGGTTAACACAATACTATCATTATGTGCTAATTGCTTTAATATAGTTAATGCTTTTTCACCAACCCCTTGTCTTTGCGGATCAGCCATAATCCATTTAATCTCAACTGCATCTTTCTTCGTCATACTTGGCTCTAATTCAAATACTGCAAACTGCGATGCTTGTTTTTCATCTTCTGGCCTGATATATTTACCAGTTTCATCCCATGCCATTACACGTTGGTTATCAGCATATGGCCATTCTTGAAACTGTGCATAGATCTTTTTAATCCACTCTTTAGCTTTATTATTGCCACCAATTTTAATACGTATTGGCTCATCAGGTGTATTATCTACATATGGTTCATATTCTTCATCTAATTCCTCATAATCATATTCGCCATTAATTAAATATCCCTTACCACCACAACGAAGACATGTTTCTTCATACTCTATGCCAGATCCATAACACATCGGGCATTGTTCTTCATCGGCATCTTCGTCTAATTTGTGACAATATCCCGCACCATCTTCATCTAACTCTGTATATTCATCTCGGGCACGGCTTACGTCATTCATCTTACGCATTAACGCTAACCCAAGTTCCTCACTTCCATTTGTGTATTCCATAACTGCTTTTGATAAGCGTCTAAACGACATAGTAGCTCTACGTTTTAATTCACCAGTTGTTGGGCATTGACCATTAGCATCCATTGGGGAATTTCTGGGACGTAGTGCATCGTTTGCAGCACGTTCTTTTTCGTGTAATACCCAGATGTATTCAGGCACAAAACTTGGTGCTATTGTTTCGTTTATTATTTCAGATATCTTCATTCTCAATACCCTTCTTTCTTAGCTATTTCTTTCCACTTAGTGGTTAAAGCGGCGGCAATATCTACTGGCATTGCCCATCCATTACGTCTCATTATACTTATTAGTTTAACTGCTTGCTCTCTATCACTACTACCTGGCTTACGTGCATTCGCAAAGTCGTTCTTTAAATCATAATCATTGACATTATCGTCCCATGCACTTACCATGTTTCTACGCAGTCTATCTGCACGGTCTGTTGAATTAGTTTTACTACTCTTATATACTAATTCTAACCATGGTTCAAGGTAACTACGTCCAGAGTATGTTTTACCTGTACGTTCTATTCCAGATAAGGTTTCTCTTGGACCTGTAATTGGTACTACTTTGCGGGTATCTTGTAATTGCCAAGCTTTCTTATCTTCATAAAAGTATGTTTTAATACCATGTGTTTTAGCTACTATTAATAGTTTTCTAACTGCTGCAGGTATTCCTTCACCCCAATTTTTACGTTCTTTTGCTGTCTCCATAGGCGTAGCATATACATGAATTGCAGTAATACCATTACCTACTGGCATTGATGGTTTTTTACTGAAGATTCTATCCTCAAATATAAACTCATTTTCTCTCATTAATTTGTCCTAGTAACTATAGATCCATCTGTTTGGATAATTTGAAATTCAATACTCCAATCCTGTTTTGATAACTTTAGCAATATTAACGCTAATGCAGCTTGTGATCCTTCTATACTGTCGTAAAATAAAGTGTCACCGAAAGAAAATCCAACATTTAAGTTATTTGGAAATCCTGTCTTCTTTCCAGTGATAGTAGATAAAGAATAATCATCATCGGAGTTAATGGGTAGATCTTCTAGTTTTAACAATATATCGCTAGTTGTAATTACTACTAGTTTAGCTGCATTAACAAATACTAAACCTATTGGGGAATAAAATCTTCCAAGGCTTGGTACTACAGTATTATTTTTCTGTAATACAACAAAGTCTTTAGCATTGTTGGCATATTCTTTGTCGTTCTCAAATAAACACGATAATTGAACCTGTGCTAAAGTTAATACCCCACGACGGATTAAATCTTCATGAATTAGATCTATATGCCTAATAGTAACAAATTCATGTGCTCTCATACCTTAATCCCAATCACTTTCGAACGGACTTACGCCGTTTTGATTAATTTTAACTTTTCCTACTAAGGTAAGGACGGCTGGATTAAAAAACGCAGAACTTTCGACATCCCACCCATAAGTGAATTCATTACCGCGTCCATAATCATAATGATGCACACAGTCGAAATGCATTGCTACTTGGTCCCATGGAAAATCTGAAGTCATAGACCTATACGATTCTTCTCGATCATAAAATTTAGTTGCGCCTCTGCCTAACCTATTAAATATGTCGTAAATTTCTTCTGCGTGCTGATCATTGTCCATTTCTAATACAGTTACATTATGTGATACTTTATATAAGTACCCGGTTTCATTCATCCACGATGATTGATTTTGTGATACCCATCTGACCCAGTCTGATGTATAAGTGCCGTTGTCTAAACGTTTTGCTGTACTGGTCCATAATGCAGCATTATACGGTTTATTATTTCCTGGGGGTACATTATTTCGTGCGGCAATAACTGGCGAACCTTCGGATATATCTTTCTCTAACCCATTAGTTAGATCGTGATCTGGCGATTTATCAGCCCAATCTTGATACGATTGCGCAATTTCGTGGTTATATTCGTCGCCGTCTTTTTCGTAACGGTACCGGCTACTAATATTATCTAAATGTTTATCATATCTAGATTTTGCACCAGGATGTGGTCTAGGCATGAACAACTGATAAGAATTGGCTGGCATTTTACCGTGCCCGTGTTCTTTCCAAAATTGTAATTCTTCATACGCCAAATCAACATCCGTCTTAACTATGGCTTGTTCTTTCTTCTTTCTAGAATATTCTGTTATAAATTCGTATGCTCTCATATAATTATTCCTCAAATACTAATATATATTTATGTACGTTGTTATCTAAAAAATCAGGATTACTGCTACTTATTGCAAATAACTTTTGATTCTCTAGACTAGTTATAGGACCTTTAGTATGAACAACGTTACCGTTACCGTCTTCGATATGACATTTAGAGTAAACCGAAGCTAAACGCATTAACATTTTATGTGCTCCATCTTTAGTATTTGTATTGTCGGATTCTAGAGATTTTCCGGATTTAAGTAACAGCAATAATACATCGGTCATTTGGAAACTTGCGCCGGGCAATTTTCGTATAATTGATAATGCTAACCTAGAATGTTGCGTTGGCATTTTATGCTCTATATGCCCGACGGTTTCTTTTGTATTTAGATCAGTTATAAACGTATACCCTGTGATATATGTATACTTACTTAGATACAATACAACTCTGTAACTACCTATATTACCTAATTCTTTAGGCTTCATAAAGTCATCGTGGTCAATATCGCTTTCGGTCATTCTTGCAAGAATGACGTTATTGTTTGACATCTCATACTCGTTAATGAACTCATGCGCTCTCATATTATTTTCCTGAATGCCTAGGTACTACCCAAGGATCTAATATTACAGGAACATTACCTCTCATCATAAAATTTTTCTCATGTAAATCAAGATGCCATTTCATCTTTGTTGAAATTTTTAATAATGAATTGATAGTTGTAGCTAATTTTAATAATCTATCATTTCCTAATGCTTCGTGTAGTGTGTTATAATCCTTGGGGTATCGTACATTAAAATAATGAACAATTTTAGGAACATCAAACCCCATCGGTTGTCCTTCTTTAAATTCATCTGCTAATGTCCATGCCGCCCATCCTAATTTGGTTGCTTGTGTTAACCGTTCCATTCTAATTTGTAAATAAGTACTTTGATCAAATACAAAACGTTCATATCCAGAGAACTTAGGTAAAAATTCATTGTCTACGTTTTTCATACAGAATTTGGCCCATATTATGAACATTTGTTGATCTCTACTTAATTGTTTACCTTCAGAACCCTTTGTATATGATTTAGTACCAAATATCTTTAACACGTCTTTTGAATTAGGCTCAGAATATGCACTTGCGTCAACACCTTTGCCTATTCCCTTATATCCTTGTTTTGTTAGTTCAACATCGATACTTGGATTAAAATCGCTCCATTCGTCTAAATTAAACATTTCGTTTAATAACATAATAACTCACTTTTTAATATTTACTAATTTCGCCAGCAAATGCCATACACGATATCAACATTATGAATGCAAATATTATCAATAATATATATTTACTTTCTGATACATCTAATACTTCTTCAACATTAATATCTACTTGTATATTGCGTTGAATTGCATTACTAATGAATGGTGGTTCTGATATCAAATGAGTATATTCTGAATATAATAAGTCATGTTGTTCGATTAAATCTAAAATTATTTTAGCATGTGCTAATGGAAATCCTTGTCTATCTAAACGATTATTAAATCTAGATTCGCTGTTCTGTAATATACCTAACATGTACTTTCTACAATCAGAAGACCCCCAAGTCTGATGGATAGTAGCTGAAACATGTGGGTAACGTTTATCAAACTCTACAGGTATTATTATATTGACCATTTATTTCTTAGGATGTAACTGTTTATATTCTAACGTCGTTAGTACAGACCCGTCTTTATTAATGATTATCTCTTCGCTTACCCATCTTGCTAGCCTTTTAATTATGCTATCTTCTCTTCTAGCTTCTTGAGCTACAACGTAAGATATTACTTTATTAATATTACGTATAGTTGGTGTTTCTTCTTGATCGCTAGCATAGTCAGAACACATGCTCTTTAGATATCTTGCTTTAATATCAACGGCGCTAATTAGATCTTTGTACATAACTTCGGCATCTGTGTTATATGTGAAGTACGACTTACCGTCTTCAGCATAACGTTCCCAATCTGTATCTCCATTTGCACTTATATAACCTTCTGAACGTACCCATTCAGAATAACTGTCGTCGTATGATTCCCATTCAATAACAATGTCATTGATGTAAAAGTCTAGTGCTTTTTCTGCTACTTTATCTAATATTGATTGTAAAAACTCATCATCTGCAAAAGCTATATAATCTTTAATAGCTGGTTCTCTTTCTGCGAACCAAGGTACTAAGTTACCGAATCTAGTTGATAATAAAGTAACTTCGTTCACTGGGTCGTCTCGTTCGTCCATAAATTGTCCAGATTCAAAGTGTAGTTGATACTTTTCTTCGTCGTCGTTGGGTTGTTTGGGAATTAAAATATACATTAATCCTTCTCTGTTATAATGATCAAACATGTTATTACCACTCATTGTGGCTGTACACCAATCAGGAGCACGTTCTTTTGACCTAACTAATTTACTACCATCCCACACTAAGCGAGCCGCAGTTCTACTTCCTGCAGTATCTTCTGGTACTACAATGACTACTTCTGTGGTTCTTAGAACCACAGAAAATTTACCAGGATCAGCTAATGCATCTATTTCTATTAGTGCATCGACATAATTACTATCTGTTGCTATATTTCCAAGTTGACCCATATTAAATCTATTAATGTCTCGATCCGAAACCGGTAATATATTCTTCATCTTCATATTATGGAAAGTAGTTAACCATTCTTTACCACGTGTGGTAATATCTTCAAATTTGACTTGTATGTTGTCTAGAGGAGTTGTATATACTTTAACTAACCATTGAACATATTGTTTATTTTTTGTAGGGTCTACATTCTCTAATGACATTAGAACATCAGCAATTATTCGTTGTTTAGTACCATCTGTAATTGGCACTGCGTTAGAATTAACCAATTCCCCACGTGCGGTACCTAACCCGGCAGGTAAGAATCTAGATTTATCAAAACGTAACGAGTTCAACAATTTTTCGCCAAAATTATGTGCTGTTTTAGTCTGGTTATATTCTAATATAAATTCTTTAGCTCTCATTTAACTTCCTTCATAAGTCTCCAATCAGAGAATCTTAAATTAAGTAATACTAAGAAATTATTCTTTTCCTGTTCAGTATTAAATAATATAGTTCGCTGAGTATTGTCGGTTACTGGTCCTACTAATTCTGGAAATCTCCGCAACTGACCAGACACTGTATTTTTAACTATTATTTGTCCATTGGAGTCAACCGATATAAGAATATGATCATCTTTAATGTCTGCTATTGATAAAAACTTATGTCCTGTGATTCCGGACCACCCTAAAGTAACATAGAAATATGCATTGCTGATAATAGGATCAAGTTGATAATTAACAATAAAAGTCTGAATTTCATCACCTTCAACTGTACTTTCAATTATGAGACTGTTTTCTAATAGATATTGATTAAAACCTCGGTTAAATATTAAATTAAATTCGTTAGTAAAGTCTTCGATGATAAATTCGTTAGCTCTCATGCTTAAATCCTAATAATATTAACTATTTATCCAGTGTAAGCTAATTACTTTAACAATTACTATGGATATAAGTACGGTTATAATAGCTGCAATCCAAAATAGTAAATTGTCGTGTTGAACTATTGTACGTTTTGGTCTAATACTTAAAAAATAAGGTTCTTCTGGAAGTATACATGTAGGGAATAAATCGTCGTGTTGATCTATGAGTTGCATGATGAATTTAGCATCCTTCATCGGAAATCCGCTTCTTGCATTTCTAAAGTCAACATCTCTACCTTTATCTTGTAACAAGTCTAATAGGTATTGTCTTCCTTCTATTGAACCCCATAATAATTGAAGTTTTGTACCTATGTGTGGGTATTTTTCAAAAAACTCAGTTTCTTCTAATGTTGTAATATTATACATGTTAAATCGTTAATACCCAATAACTTCCATCTTTAAATTTAGTATTCTTAATTTCTGTAAATCCTACTTTTCTCAACATACTTTTACTACCTATATTATTAGCTTCTACGTATGCTTTAATACTAACGAAGTTATGCTCTTTAACTTGTGCTATAATATAAGTTAATAACTCGGTCCCAAACCCTTCGGATACAGGAGATACATCTATACGATTCAAATACGCCTCTCCTGTATTTTTATTAAAATCGACCATTGCTCCGCCTCGCAATATATTACCTCCGCGAGCTTTATGTACCCAATTCTGATGTTTTTCTTGTAAAGTAGCTTCAAAATATGCTCGTATTACCCAATCTCCAGACATTGTAATATCTAACCTATCTGTTTTGTTATCTTCGATGATAAATTCGTCACATGCATCAATCTCATTTAATTTGTGTTCGGCCAATGATAGTTCATTGTCCTCCCTATGCTTTTTAAATTCTGCAATTTTATCAAATATACCAGAATTTCGTAATACCTTAAACGTCACATTTTCCACAGAAAATTCTCCATTTTCATCTAATCCTGATTGGCGCATCTTCTTTATCTTCGCACGCAATACATCTAAATCAGTCTCGGCAGATTCTGGGTTCTCTTTAATAATAGTGTCAATCTGATTAACAATATCCTCTACTTTGCTTAATACTGACGCATCATCAACTGTTATTTTATCGTCAAATTTAGGCCTTTTAATCCACTTATCAGTTACTAACGAGTATATTCCAGTTGCCACTAATTGACTATCTTTTTTTGCTACATCCTCAGCGTATAACTCTACAGTGTAACCCTTAATGGTAATGTCATGATTACTATTCCATAACGACTTCTTAGCTATTAAAAAAGGCTCAAGTAATGTACAATCAGATTCAAGTCTTGATTCAACAATTACATGTAAATCAACATCGCTTTTATCGGTGTAATTAAATGCACAATTAGATCCTGTAATAATATAATCAACTATTTTTAATTGTTTAATATCTACAAACTCCGAAAATGCATTAGCAATATCGCCTAGTTTTTCTTTAACATCTGCTTTTAATTCATACCCATCCCATAATTTTGGGTTTAGTTCTTTATGTAGGGATATATTAGGAAGAAGCGATTCTGTTAACTCATCAGGTACACGTTTTAATATAAATTGTACTGCTGGTTCGCCAACAGATGATGTAACCTCGGCTGACCGATCAAACACGAAGCCAGGGAAATATTTGACTGCATCTTTTGCAAATCTTGCATATAATTTAATTCGGCTCGGATCCTTAGATTTGCCAGTAAAATTCATTGTTCTAAACGGAATCAATTTTCCTGTATATAAATCAGGAATATTCATAACTCGTAATACTAAATCACGCACTGTAGCAAATACACGGAAAGCGTCGCCGGTATTTTTAACGTCCGAGCTTACTGCTGTAATTTTACCATTTGTATCTCTTGCAGTAACTAAACCAAATGAAATATTGGCAGTTTTATTACCCAATTGATCTTCTGATTCGACCTTAATAGTAACAGTATAGTCATTACCCGACTCTGTTTTAAATGTAAATATTTTCTTGCCGATGGGATTAATCTGATTTTTATTATTTAACATTGTGGCAGTATATGGATTATTAGCTAATTCGTTTAACGGCTCAGATAAATTATCTAACACTTTCCTAGCAATAGGCAATACCGTATTAATATTTGGTATAGTAGTACCATCATAACCAATACTTAGTACCTCTTGCACTGTCATTTGTACTTCCCTAGCATCGCCTTCGTTTGGTAATTCTGCCAATATGTCACCAATTGTAGATTCATTACCAGTTGCATCTATTATTGTGCCATCTGGTGCTTTAACATAAGCATGTATTAACACATTGCATTCTAGATTATAGTCTTCCTCTACTAGTGCATATATTGGATATCCGGTTAATTTATTTAACGCTACTGCAAATATAGGACAATCGCCTTCAAAATATTTATGATTTTGGTGACCAAAATCATAAATCGATTCATTAAGGTCATTGACCCCGATATATGCCTTTATTTGTATGTCTCCACGTACCTTAGCCGCATTAGCTCTATGATAACCATCAATGATCCAATTATTGTTACCATCTATTACAATTGGTGGATATTCTGTAGTGTTTTTAGCATAAGCGTGAACTTTTTCTTGTTTAACACAAGAGTGTTGTAATGATAAATTATTTATATCAATAGTGTTTAACACAAAATAGTCAAACGAGTTAATCCACTCTAAAGTATTAATCGTATCTTTATCGTTGTCTACCAGACCTAAATTATCGGGGCCGGTATGTAGTTTTTGAATTAATTGTTCAATGAAAGTAGGAGATACGCTATTGCTATTCTCAATTAATAAGTTATTAGTAACCGAAAATGAAATAGGATCTTCGGTAATATATCTATTTTTACTTAAATCAGAGCTAACATTCTTAAATTGTAATACACCGGCAGGATCATATATTATACCCCTACTATCAATGCACCAATAATGAGGAATTAAATGCCAAGATTCTGAATACTTTGATTGTTCTATCCAATGTTTTCTATCTTTAGAATCGTTGAAATTTAAACCACTTGATCTAAATTCGGTCTTCATATCAGGAGTAAAATCAGATTTATCATGTACCACTGAATCTACTCTAAATTCTCCACGTACACGCTTTAAATTAACTCCTTGTTTAGCGGCATAGCTAATAAAATCTAAGCAACAAGGACCGCAATTATCTCTAATAGAATAAAATTTAATTTCTTTATCAGTGAGTGACGATAAGAAGTTATCTACTAGTGATATATTGGTTGTTAGATCTTCGGTATTGGTTAAATCTTCAACAATGTGACTCTGCTTACGTTCTGTTTGAATTTCAGATCTTAATGATTCAACTTTAGAACGTAGTTGTCTTAGATTTAACCCGGTTTGCTTTTCTTGTTTAAACAGTGTAATCATCTGTTTAACTTTTATAGGATCTGCACCAGATTTAATAAATTTAAGTTCTGCGTCTCGATAATCTTCGTTGATATCTAATTTATCCTTTAATTTAAAACTTTGTTTAAACCATAAATAGATATCAACAGTAGAACAATGTTTATCAAACAATTGCCTTAATAATTGTATAAATTGCACACGATCTTTATGTTGTAGATTATCCCAATTACCTGCATCTCGACGTAATTGACGCAATAAAGGTTTACTATAGATTTTTAAATAATCCTCAAGTTGCCAAAAAAATCTCACGTCATCAGAATGACTATTATTTGAACTAAAACCGCGTAGATAACGATTAATTTGAAATAATGGAATATTTACATCACTTTCAACTTTAATATCGTGTTTAAACACGTCTTGATTATTTAATACAGCTAGTAGGTTAGCAAGATCAGTTCCTGCATAATGCATCGCATCATACGTATTGTATTGCATAGTTTGATCTGCATATTTTTTAGCCCAAGAGTTATTTTGCCATCTAATAATTTCAAGCATCATGAATATGAGATATATAATCTCAGCTATCTCAGATGCTGGTCTATTTTTTAGATCTGTAGGTCCGAAAAATAGCCGTGCTTCTACTAACTCTTTAATAAAGGGTAACTTTTTCATTGATCGATCCGCGTAATGTATTATTTATGCAGATCTTGAAGACTATCAATTAACTAGGATCTATTCTGTCCGGTTCTATAGTATTAGGTTCTATTGGTTTGGACTTATTATAATATCTTTGATGTCGTTTAACTAACTCCTCTTCTCGTTCCGGCGAGAACCTAGTTCCAGGGTCAAAAGATGGACCATCTTTTTAACCCAGTTTAATAATAATTTAGCTTCAAAACCGGCTTTCATATTATTGGCATCCGGTGATTGTGCGAATTTCATTAACGAGATCGGCGTCATGTTTAACTCGGTTATGACTTGTTTATTGAAAATAAATTCATGTGCCCTCATTTTGTTCAAACCTTTCTAATCTAATAGCTTCCATGGCAGCTAATCCGTCATCAAACATTTTAACTTGTAAATTTGGAGACCCTTTCCACATTAACTTTGAAAATTCCCAAAGACTTTTAACTAACTCAGGATACTCAAATACTTGTTCTGAACTCCCCATCTCTGATGCATATAGATATATGTGAAAATCGTTATAGTTTCGAGATTTGGCTTCGCAAATAAATATATCTAATTTTTCTGCACTATTTCTATCTAATTCTTTTATTCGTAGTAACAATACCCATATTTTATTGTCGTCCTCATGCTTAAACTCTTCCATGTTTTTCCTTAATTAACTGCGTATATAATTCGTCGCAATTATTTAACAACTGGTTATATTCAGAAATTAGTTCATGTCTATCTTTATCACCATCCGACATAGACTTATACCAATTATCAGTTGAACCATACATACGAGTTACTTTAGTAATATCCATAATTAATAGATGCAAGTCCTCAAGTTGATCTATGCTAGTAATCTGTTTAAATCTATTAATTAAGTTATCAATATGTAATTACGGATGTTTCAGCGTAATTATTAATAGTAAAGTTTCTCTATCCTCAAATATAAATTCGGATGCTCTCATAATTAAACCTTTGTATATGGCATATTTTTATTAATCCAACGTGTAATGTCATCAGGCCATACCATACCTGCTTTTTTAGCTTCTGCTTCGCGCTCGGCTTTTTCTCTATAAATTATAGCTCCCGGCTTAGCTAATTCAGGGTCGCGTTTACGTGCTCTATAAATATTGATCATTGCATCTTTAACTTGTTGTGCTTGTATTGTTTTACCTTGCCAAATTAATGGAATTTGAGTAGCAATAGCACCGTCTAATATAAACGAACGTTGCTCCATATCAAACGCATGTGTGAAATGTTGTGCCAAATTATAACATGCTTTATTAATATTGCCAATAAATTTATCATTATTTGCGCCGTAATCTTTACTATCGGCACATATAACAATACCTGTTACATATGATAAGAAGTTAGGAATCTCATCTACCATCAATCGTTCTTCGGATTCAAACCTACTTGACATACCTGTAGTACCATTGGCTAAATCTTTAACATTTTGATCATTAATACGCATACTACTATTACCAGTCTTTTTATAATCAGATATATGTTTATCTATACCCGGATAATCTTTACGTATTTGATCTAAACTTTTGCTTGGTGTATTTACAGCAGGGGCCAATTTACGTCCAAATTCGTGTACTAATTTTTCTTGATCAACCCTAAATCCAATTGGACGAGCTACTATATTAGCTGGTATAAAAGTACGTGTAATATCTCTAGTAAATGAGATACCTGGTCTCCTAGCTTTAAGCGTATTTGTCCTAAGTATTTCAACAAAGTGTTTATACAATGTGAAGTGATATATTGGCGCTGATTTTGATTCGGTTATAAACTCATTTGCTCTCATTTTTATTAGTAAACCTTTCTTTTCGATACCACTCCATCTCTGTCATTCTTTCATCAAACATTGCTATTTGTAGATCTAGTGAGCCTTCCCACATTAACTCTGAATATTCCCATATACATCTAACTAACTCGAAATATTCAAAGACACGCTCGGCTCCTCCTATCTCAACGGCGTAAAAGTATATAGAGAACTCGTCATAATTGCGAGTTTTAGCTTCCCGTAAGTATAAATCTAACTTATCTACACTATTGCGTTCTAGATCTTTAATTTTCAAAAGAATATACCATAAGTCATTTTCTTTATCATAATCAGCCATTTTTATCCTTGATCAGCTGTTTATACAATTTGGTACATTCAACTAATAGTTGTCTATATTCTTGAAGTAAAGCAAATTGATCAGGATCTGTAGTCAACATCGTTTTATACCAATTATCAGTTGAACCATACATACGAGTTACTTTAGTAATATCCATAATTAGTCCATGTAACTCTTCTAATTGATTAGAACTTGTTATTTCTTTAAACCTATTAGTTAAGTTATCAATATGTAATTCCGGATGTTTCAGCGTAATTATTAATAGTAAAGTTTCTCTATCCTCAAATATGAACTCGTATGCTCTCATTTGTATACATTACCGATGTAATTAACCCAATCCTCGCTAACTATGTATACTTGATTACAATTAACCATTATTTCGTTATTAGAAGCTATTGCTTGCTTTAACCCAGTATTTTGAACGTACTTATTATTATTCATTAACAAATTTAACTTGCCTTGTGTTAAGTCGCTAGTATCTACATCAGACTCTAGGTAAGAGAATAAATCTTCAATTTCACTAGACCAACAATAATTAAAATTACCAACCGGAATCATAATGACGGTAGATCCGTTGTCATGATTCCCCCAACCAGTAGCATATTGATTTGCAGTGAAACGCGATCCTGTACAAAATATTGATTGACTTCGGTAAGCAATACCTGTTTTCCTCACAAACCAATCATTTAACATTTCATGTATATAATGCCTAGTGTCACGAGGCATACGAGTCAAATCTACATTAATTAATTTAATAGGTTCTTCTTCCTCGTCCCAGTTAAAATCGGCCGCACCACGCCACAATGGGTTAATAACTAGAGCTTGTTGTAATCCTCCTATCATATCCAAATACGGAGCACAATCTCGACGTAAGATAGTAACTACCTTTTCTGCAAGTTCTTGTTCTTGTCGTGCCGGATTAGTGTCAATTTCAACAGCTTCTAATAATTCTTTAATTCTCATATATCCTCATTTCCTAAACAGTGTTCTTTAAAATTCCAATATCCAGAAAACTTTAATCTCACTAACAACATAAATGCTTCGAGTTGGTCTACTTCTGTGAAAACTGTGGTTATTTTTAAATAGGGGCCATATTTAGTTTCTATTGAACTATCGTCAAATCTAGGAATGCAGTATATGTTTTTTCCTTCCTTAAAGATAAAATCGTCTAATCGAAATCCTAAATAAGTTACTGGCTTATCTAAGTATCGAGCAAATATTGTTAATTCTGCCGCACTCGCAAAGAATTCAATTGCATAATATTTATGTCCTATATCTAACTCATTAGGATCTATAACCTGTACAGTCATAAAATTCCTAAATTCGTTAAGTTGTATGTTATTTTTATCTTCGTCTAGAAGTTGTTTATCTTTACATATTGATGCTAAATCTTTAAGGGTTTGAAGATGACCATAGTATACATTTGGTTTTGGATCTCTGAATTCGTAAAATCTCATTATACAAACCTTTCTTTACGGTACCAATCCATTCCAGTTATCATCTCATCAAACATCTTTAACTGCAACTCGGGAGAACCAACCCATAATAGCTTAGTATATTCCCAATAACAGTTAATTAATTCCGGATATTCAAATATCCGTTCAGCAAATCCAATATTAAAAGCATAAAAATAAATAGAGAAATTATCATAGTTACGATTTTTGGCTTTCCAAATATACAAGTCTAATTTATCTACGCTATTACGATCCAATTCTTTAATTTTTCCGAGAATTAGCCATAAATTGTTTTCTTCATTAAGTTCGATCATGTTTTACCTTAACCAGGCGTTTATATAGCTCGAGCGAATTAATCAACATTAGTGATTAGCAAAATTTGCAGCACTAAAATGTGCCCGATCAACTGACTTAATATACCCAGCTGGATCTGATATTACGTATCCTTCTCCACCTCTCTCGCCGTTAACGTGGGCATACACAGGTCCGTTATGAGAATCTAATTGATGTATAATATCTAATTTTAATGCTGTTACTGCATCGAATACATTAAATATAGCAATTAAGCCGTCCTTATTAGTAGTACAATAATCAATAACCTTTTGTACCATTACCTTACTAAGTTTAGGATTACTTTGTACCCATGGCATAAACTTACTGGCTAGATCAGACAAATCTCGTGTGCGTGTTTGTTGATTAACAAATGTATATAGCATATCAGGTAACCCAGACATCTTCATCTCGCGTAATATGCTTTGATCTAAGAAACTGTCAATCGTCTTAGCATTCTTTTTTACGTAACTAATAGTGTCTTTAATACGAACTGTACTTAATTGTAAATTACCTTCTACTTTAATCTCTGGACCTAATATACATAAACGTCCATTAACGTTAAGCCCGGCTGTATTTTTTAATGGTATTGGGTCTTTATCTTCAGTTGTTGAATAATATCCATGAACTGCAATACCCGCTTCTCCTTGACCTACTCTACGTCCAAGATCAGATTGTTTATCTATTTCATATGTAGTTGTACCATCACCAAATATAAACCTTTTAGCATTTTGTTTTAACTCTCCTGGCCACCACATCATATCGCATTTAATAAACCCTCGATAGGAAGTAGGTACAGCAGATTCAATTATAGGCCAAAGTTTAGGTATATTCCCCCAAAATCCAGCGTTACCACCTTTTGACATTTTTTGTTTAACAAAAGATTTAGCTGACTTATATAATCCGTCATAACCTTTTGCTCCCCATCCAGACATATCTGTTAGTATGAACTCACCATGGTCGTTACGACCAAACACCAGTGAGATTCTTCCGTCCCATTTGATAGACAGTACTTCATCTCGTTGCTTTGGTAAGTTTTTAAAATTGTTTATTACGCGCAATGCACCTGTAGACCCTTCAAAAAATACAATATCTTCGGCATGGTTCATACCTACTTCATTTAATTTGATTTTAGGTTTTAAGTATGACTCATTTATTAACTCATGTATTTTCATTTTAATTACCTTATTAAAAGCTACCATATTTATTTTTTGCAATGTTCTGTAGAGCTTGCACTAACTCTGTAGATACAATAGGGTCAATTAATACTATTGCACCGTTTTTATCTTGCATAAAGTTACGAATTAAAAAGTCTACACTGTATTGTTTTACCTTATAGTTTTGCAAGAATTCTACTAGTTGTGCAAATAACCCATCTAGATGCTTATCTAAATATTTGTTGAATCTATCAACCCTGCTACGATCAGTTTTATATCCAATAACGTCAAAATATTGAGTAATAGCCTTCTTGATTACCCGTTTATTATCAGTTGACAGTTGTGATAGTTTTGGCATTTGTATAACATATACTGTCATATCGCTTAAAGCTCTACTTTTTTGATGATATGCATCAAAACTATCTATACATTCTCCTATACCTAATCCACAACTATGTACTAACCAGTCTCTTTTCATGTCATCGCAGGTTAGTACTAGTACGTTGCTGTCACACTTATCTAATACAACAGAAGTAGCACCTTGTCCTATGACAGGGTACTGCTTATATTTGTCGGGAATAGAACTTTTTCATAGTGCTGTTCCTATTCTATTCCCCTCGTTTACTTTAACAAACTCATATATTCTCATTATTTTCTCATCATAGTATCTAACGCATCTAGTATAGAGTTAAGTTTATTCCTATTTCTGGTTTTAAGCAAGTAATATCCGGCTGTTGCATGTACCATAACTTCATTTCCGCTGTCGATACCTGCTATTAAGTCGCTAGTTTGATAATTACTAATTGTTATTTGATTCTGTATATACGGCTTCGCACTGATTCTTCTAACTTTTAATTCCTTTAAATATTCAGCATCAAGTAAGTCAAAAGTTAGATCTTTAACCCGTGGAGACCAGCAGAATTTAAAATTTCCCACTGCAAATAATGCACATGTTGCGCCGTAATCATTAGCTATTTGCGTATTACCTGACCCAAAGGTTGCGTTAGAGCGGAATCTAATTCCTGTCATTTCTAAAAATATGTCGTCCACTATATTGTGAACGTTAATATCAGTATCTCGTGGTTTACGATTAACAGGGCAGCCTTGATGTGAAAAAAACGGTATATTATCTTTGAAATTGACACCGCGATATAACATATTAAACGTATATCCTCCTAATTCTCGTAACCAAGGTTGACAATCTTCAAATATAATAGTTGCGATATCGTGTGCAGATTGTTCTGACGTATTTTCTTGATTATCAGACTGGGGGTCTATTTCAACTGCTTCTAATAATTCTGTAATTCTCATATTATCATCCTTAACTTACGGCGTATATTTTGTACAGCTACACACCATGCGTTATCTACTATTAACGCAGATTTTGCAACAATCATTATCTCGTGTCGAGAATAAATAGCGTTAGTTAAATCTTTATCTAATAGAAATTCGCTATCTTCTAAGAACTGTATAATGTTATCATCTTTTAGATAATGTATAGCTTGTTTACGGTCTCCTATCGTCGGTCCTCCTACAAGGTATGCATATTCGCTTAATGCTTCATACATATCTTGAATTTTAGGAGACCAACAGAAATGAAACTCGCCTTCTGGTATTACTCTAACTAACTTCCCATAGGTAGAAGCATTTGGGCTACTACCTGTTACAAACAACGAAGAGCTTCTAAAACGATATCCTGTATATTTGTTAAACCAATCGTCGATTAAATGGTGTGCTCTATCTGGAGTATCTAAAGGAGTACGATTAGAGTTAATAGAAATTGATTTTACTGGTTTATCCATACCCATATCAGACGTAAATTCATTATGATATACTCCACGCCATAACGGATCTTCAAATAGCGCATCATCGATGCCTCCTGCAGCAATAATATACGGTAAACAGTTAGTAGTTATGTGAGCTTCTATCTTCTCGTACTGATTTAGTATTCTCTGCTCTTCATACCCTAACGACGGGCTTTCGTTAATTATTTCGTGAATCCTCATGGTACTCCTACGCTATATTATAGTATTTATCCTAATTCAGAGCAGAAGAGTAACTATTTTGAGGAAACAATGTTGGATAACGTTCTAAACCAAGATGTCGACCCTGGAATATAAGACTCGGGCAATGTTATTATACCTTTCGCAGAATCTTCGCGAGCTTGTGCTAACTTAGCATCGCGCATTGGATCATTAGATAATGCCTTCATAATAGTTTTTATGCTATTCAAATCGTCAGATGTAGATGTTGGGCTTAATAATATTTTTGCTACTTCATCTCTAGTGCGAGCAACAATCTCGTTAGTGTCACGCTTCATTAACTTTGCTCCAAATGCATCAAATTTTAGATTTAATGCTTTACCTATGCTATTCATTAATATAAATATTGACTGTCCTTTAAACTCAGTTTCTTTATTATACATATCTCGTAACCCATGCTGATGCCATGGCGCAACAATAGATGCATCTTGTATACACATCACGTCAACTTGAGCTACCCTTTCTTGACCGGACGCATGTGTTTTATACTGGATACCTATACTAACATTACGTCCATTTAACACAGCATGTATTCCTTTATCTGTAAAATATTTACCTAATAACTGTTTAGCTGTTTTAATAGGATCTTTAGCTGATCCAGTGTTAAATAGTTCAACTACGTCGGATGCTTCGACCATAAGATCTATATCGCCAGATTGTAATTTATAACCAGCAGATCCAATATCTGTCTGTAAACCCGTAATCAGTGGTTTAGGTAAAGCTTTTTTAGCTAATGCAACCACTTGAGCAACATCTTCTTTATTTACTGACGATGATTCCTCAATGGCATTACCTCCCTCAAATAGTTTCATTATTTTGTCCTTTTTATTCTATTTAGAGCCATCTTCTTTGTCTCTGTAATAGATTCAAGCTTTGTGATAGAATTATATAATTTAACTGTTTTGTATGCTTGATCTTCAGTTAACTTAGTCTCACTGAATAATATGTCCTCAAATGCTTCAGCGACAGATGCTTTTCTACCGTATTGTTTAGCAGTCTGTTTAAGTTTATCTCTCATTGTAGGTTTAGGAGTTGGGGGCGCAGTTGGTTCTGGAATACTACTAGTGGGTGTGGCCGCTGGATTTGGTTGAATAGATTTTGCGTATATCTGATCTAACAATTTAGGATATCCTTCTTTAGCTGGTTGACCTTTTTTATCTACCCATCCTGTATTATTCTTAGTATAATTGATGCCGTCATATTTTACTTGTGGTGTAATTGTGGCTGCTGTTGACGATGTATTATCCGGTACTACTGCCTGTATCTTCTTTTCAATTTTATTAATTATTGGTTTAATAGCTTGAACTTGCGGAGCTGTAGGAGGTGTATTAATAAAATCATTCCATTCTTTATCGGCCTCTTTGGGGTCGGAAAATACATTAACTTTTGGCTCAACGGTGTTTGTTTTTTCTACAGGTACTGATGAGGGGTGTGTATTTGTTTTGGATTGTTGTTCTGTGTCTACTTCAGCTGAAGATTGTTGTGTATTTGCTGCAATCTCAGCACTTTGGTTATTTGCGTTCTGATTGTTGACAATAGATTGAGCTGTTTTATTCAACCCCATACCCGCATTGAAGTTTGCTGCTAAATTAGATGATTGTTTTTGATTAGCAACGGGCTGAGATGTATTTGCTGCTGTAGTTTGGTTGTCCTGTGCGGTCTGAGGTGTTTGCTGCGTATTTGCTTTTTGTTTTTCTAAGTCGGCAGCGGATTGGTTGAACTTCCTAACACGATCTAAATTGGCTTTACCGTTAGCAACTGCTGTAGGGACATTGCCTGCACCTTGTCTAGAATTAGTAGATGCTTCGTCTACTTCTTTAGTGTTGGGTTGACCACTATATAGCTTATTTGTGTTGATATCCTCAGTAATCACTATTTTAATCTGTTTCGGAGTTACCATTTTCGTCGATGTCCTTTTTAATATTCCTTATCCCGCGTGCAAATTTCGAAGGATCTTGACCTTTAATACTATTTATTAAACGACGCTCTAAATCCTCCGCAATTAAAGGGGCATAATTATCACGTAATGTATTAATAAGATTTACGGCACTTTGTATTATATGTTGAGCTCTACTTTCGAGCATTTTTTCTCGATCTCTATGAACTATTAATGAATCTAATTCCTCCAATACTGATTTAGTTCTTCTTTGCAAGATGAGTTACTCCAATTTATGTGGGCTTAAAGTTATTTATTGAAATTTTAAATTATTTCTTTACCGTTCTAAGTCCTGCTAACATAGCTTTTACCTTAATTGCCTCAACTTCTCCTATTGGTGCAATACAACTAGGTGCATCTGATACTATAGACTTGGATTTTAACTTACCCAATATACTCTCGGATAACGTTGGATTAGCATGATGTTCAGTTTCTTCTCCTGTACCAGAGTCTGTTATTCTTAAACTATCAATATTATAATCTAATTCTACTTTCATCCCTACACCTGAACTACTACGTGTCTTAAGTAATTGTAGTTGAAACTTACCTCGTTCTTTCATTGCTCTACTTGTAAATATACCAAATACATTATCGGCCGTATTTATCTTGGAAATTCCACCGCTTATGTTCGTATGGTCAAATTCTACCTCGTCAACTCCTCCGCGATTAAATTGACTAGCTGTTACAAATAAAACATTTAGCTCTTTTGCTAGATTACGTAACTCTTCAGATACGAATTTATCCTTGACAAATAAGTTAGTAGGATCAATCTTAACTCCTGCAGGAGATAATAAGTCTAAATAGTCGACGATTAAGAAATCTATCTTAACACCGGTTTGAATTTGATATTCTCGGATAAAGGATCTAATATCATTTACATTACTTTGTGCTGGTATATATTTAATTTGAAAATTGCCAGATTTCTTTCGTGTCATACCAACTTTTAACTCAACGTCATCTAAATTCTTAAATATATCTTTTGTACCCATATTTGTTACCATGGCGTCTGCTCTCATTGAACATAGCTCTTCGCTAAGTTCTAAAGAAAGATACATGCCATTAAGTCCAGTAGTAAACCAATTTACACATAAATTCATTAAAAATAAAGATTTACCTCCACCCGAGTTAGCACAAAAAATATTTAATTCTCCGCGATTAAAACCGCCGTATAAAGTCTTATCTAAACAAGGCCACCCAGTACTACATTGTCCTCTACCTTCTCTAATAGCATTTAAACGTGCCCTGGGATCATGAAAATAATCAGTACCAATATCTTTAACTAAACCTATTTGCACAGCATCTTTAATAATTTTCTCAACAGGCGCATAGTCGCCTTTTTCTAATAGATCTGCTGCTTTTAATATAGCACGTTCTAACTCTTTTTGTTTGCTAAAACCTTCGAATTCAGCTAAGAACCAATCGCGATGGCCTTCCTCTAATCCAACAGTCTTTTTAAGTGTAGTACCGAAGGAAGCATTTGTTTGTTCTATTGTTGGTAAACTTTTGTATATTTCTGCATGTACTTTAAGGAATTCAGCTGGACCGCGTAACGATCTATCAAAGTTCTCTACGTTAAATATATTTTGAACTCTTACATATGATTCGTGATAATCCAACATTATTTCAAGAAACAATTTTTGTAATTCTGCTGTATATTCTACTGTTTTATTTTCTGCCATATCTATTCCTCAATAATTGTATTTTTAACGTGTTTCTTTCTACACTATCCAAAATAGTTTTTAACACAAAAAGTTTTCCATATTTTTGTATTGCCTGATTAGCATCTTGACATGTCTCCGCCCATACAGGGAAAGCTACTGACCATCCATTTTGTATTGCAACATCTATTAAATTTTGTCCTGTTTTATTAAAATCAGGAACTACTATTATTTCTCTGTCTAAATTCTCGATAATATCTATTTGTTGTTTAGTTACGTCAGCTTTTAATACAGCTACGCCGTCTAAACCTATTGCATCAAACACGCCTTCTAGAACTAATACAAACTTCCAATCTTTTTCTTGTTTATCTATATTAAACACATAACCAGAGTCAATTCTTTGATAGTATTTTGGAGTAATATCATCTATCATTGCCCTAGCCGAATATCCCACTATCTCATTTTTCCACGTAAAAGGAATAATAACTCGCTTATTCATCTTATTAGCTTTATTCGGAGTCCAATAGAAGTCATACTTTTGCATATTACTTCTTCTTTTATCTATATAATCCACTGCCGCTACAAATTCGTCTGGATACGGTTTAAAATACGAAGGTGTTGGTAGATTATTTGCTATACCTGTATTAGCAAGTTCATAGAATGTAACTAAACCCATAAAACTTACTGCTTCTTCCGGTAAAGGTTCTTTTTTAAAGTTGACCTTTAATTCTTCTTTTTTAACTTCTGGCTTAACTAATCCTAATAGCTCATGACGTTTTTGCTCGCGTAAAGCTTCAATTGATAGACGAGATATAGTTTGGTCGTCTACATTTAACCATTTAAGAAATTTTCTAAATTTATATGATAATTGATATCCGGGTGTATATGATACCTTGTAAGAACAGTTGAAACAGGAGTATGATACGCCAGAATCTGCCGTAACTATTAATCCCCCGCGGCCGCGTTTATCAGCAGATTCCCCGTTATGTACACAGCATATTGCATTACCGGCATACCAGCCGTGAGAATTTCGTTTAGTTTTGCGCCCGCTCTGCCACGACGATAAAACGGTATCAGCTATAATTGTACTCATATTAATAATATAACAGAAGTACAACTACATACGCAACTGTTTTGATATATAGACTAGGTAATTTTTTAACCGCGATAAAGAATCTTTGTAACCGACGTCGAGCTTATTGTTACGTTTTCAGGAATAATATATACGCGACAGGCTGTATATACACCGTTAAAGTCGCAATAATCGGTAGAGAATTGGTTTATGTAATGTAATGTACTTCCGTTTGAGGATATATTTGCCGAACCCGTAACGACTACGTTTGCCCACGATAAAGAAGAACTACCGCCAGTGTCTCCGTTGGGCGGTAAAGAATCAATGGTACCTTGAACAATCAGATTTCCAGAAAAGTTATTAAAGAAGAACTGTATGGTATGGTGTGCTGATTGTGAGATTGAATTCTGATCGCTTGTTACCCAACTTGAATATACAGTAGAGTTACTATTAGTAGGTATAGTTACGTTAATAGATTCTCTAAATTCTGGATAAGGTCCTGATAAAAGCTCTATCTCTCCACAAGCTCCAAAGTTACTGTCAACATAAAATACTTGTTCAGAACCATATTGATCCGTTGCGGTTAAACTATAACTATAAAAGCCATTACGTAGATTTAATAAATCGCGTTCGTTGATCATAACAGTAATAATTCCACCCTGTGCGTTAATCACTTTTGACTGCTTACGACATAATAATGAAGATTCTGTTTTAGATACAAGATTAAAATTAATTGTCCATCCGGTTACGTTAACAGATTTACTATCTGCATTTTTTATTTGAAACTGGATTAAATTATCAACCCCTGCATATATTTTTATTGATCTTTGGAACACTTGACATCTCCTGTTCGTGATCATTGGGTCAGGATCACACTGCACTGTTATTACGTTAGGATAAAAGTAGTTAAATATCTGTTGCATACGTTTATTTATCCTTTTCACTATTAGGATACTTATTGCGATTAATATTTTATGCGAGTTTTTGATGAATAAATACACATGCACTCTTTATGCGAAACTACTAATACTATGACCGAACAAGAAGCTAAAGAAATACTAAATCGTTGTCCATTTATGTCATTACTTACTTATGGGGGGAACGAATACCTCGGAATCATACAAAATATAGACGATGCTATAACTACAATATATGACTTCAGCAAATTAAAATCAGACGATCAAAAAATCGAGTTTCTAAGCTTAGGTGAAGAATGGTGGAATACATCTAACAGAATGGTACCCATTAACGTTTTTCTTAAACATGACTGGGAAATATTCCGTCCTACATTACGTACATTAAACTCTAAAGAAGTAGATATTAAATACGGTCCATATTTAAGTTTAAAGGAAATGGCATTAAAGAAATCAAAGAGGCGAAGTATTACGCTTATTCGCAGAATGTGAATATTTTAGAAGCAACATAATGTAAGTATTATTGTCAATATCAAGACCTGCGATACTATTACTATATCCATCACGTATATACCTTATTCCCCAGACATCAGCTAAATACTTTTCGTAATGATGCTCGTGTTCAGGCGAATCTATATAAAGTAGTGTCAAAATTTTACCCCAAAATGCAGCATTACCAGTCGTTTGTGCTGTAAGTAGGTCTTTGCTACCATCATCTTTTTTAAAATCTACTATCATTGATACTTTAACAATGCTATTAAGTAATCATGTTCTGATATTTCAATCGAAGTTATTAGTGTGCCAGAATAACTTAGGTCAGAATATACTTTACATCTCAACATTTCTTCAAGACGATTAATATAGTCTAATGTTGTTAAACTTGACATCTGTTGTCGTAACTTGTGCATGATATTACCGATTATGTTAGCTTCTTCAGACCCATAATCGTCTGTCATATTAAATTTAAAATATATTTTCTTTGTCATGTTTGTCGTATTTTAGGAGGAATAGTATGAAGTCTTTCTCATCAAATAATATGGATTCGATATATTGTACAGAATGCTCGGAATTAACGTTAACTGTGCAAGGTATTGTTTCTGTAAGCCAAGTTATATAATCTGTATATCTCATATTGTCGACACTGCATTGAATCCTATCTAAGATAGTAGCATAAGTAGATGCATTTGCATCTATATAGCGTCTAGAATATAAGTCTACTTCAAAACTAACTACCATATTACGTACTTTCCTGTTCTACAAGTAGATTCATATGGACAACTACTAAATGACTGTACGCTACACTGTGCGAACGTTTAAATGAAAACCCGTCGTCTGTCTTATCCCATATTGTTTCTGACACTTCTTTCCATGGCTTACCCATTAGATGTTTTTTTCCGGGGCGTATTGCAGCAATAAACATTGCTAGACGAGGAATCGAATTTATAGGTTCAGGTAAAGTAATTATAGTTGTCCAGTAATCCGAGATATGTATAAGTTTCTCGCAAAACTCTTTTTTGAGCAACCTATCCCATGGTGGTTCTGTTGTCATTAACTTAACTAAATGTTCCTCTGATTTAACATCTTTATATACAGATACATTAAGTAAATCTACTTTGAAATAATTTCTATCTTCTGCTATTTTATAATCTATAGAAGCATGTCCATTTTCGTCGTGCGGTATATCAGTAAAGTATACTCCCGAAGCATGAACATTAATCTTGTTGTCATTAGTAATTCGACTTGCTTTAATATGCTTTAGATGAGCTAGTGCCTGCAGCCTATCTGCCATGTCAATATCAATATCTCCAGTTTTTAAGTTAGTTGTCATGTTCATCTTATACATGTTAGTGAGAATATTATAGCATCTTCAGGAGAACTAAACCATATCCCTGTCATTCCTATACCATATTGATGTTTGCTATCATAAGAACGACACCAGTCTAATATATTAAGATTTAGCGGACTACTTACATACGATATTTGTGTCCAAGAGGCTATATCGTCCATACTAAGTATATCTTTCTGAATCATATACATGCCTGTTCTAGAATATCTTTAATCCAAAGTGTATCTGACACGAAATCTTTAAATTTCTTATCCCAGAAAGCTGGATCTATCCATTTAAAAACTAACATAATTTGTTCTGAATTTAACTCGGATAAAAATTGAACACCACTAGGACAGTTATATATAATCCACGGACTAATACGGCCATTAGTGATCATCTGACATATTTTATTAGGAGAACCTTCTCGAAAAATGTCATTAAATCTTTTACCGGGATTATCATCTGCCCAACGTTGCATCTCAGCAAAAGATCGTTCTAATGCATCATTTGGATGTTCTTTACGTAGATACTCATATAAATACTCGTCATAATAAACATCTTTTGTCCAAGCATCGAGTTTTCTATTATTGTCAAGTAACTGTTTTGTAAATAATGGAATATTAATCGCACGAAGTTGAACTAAATATTGTCCGTACTTAACAAAGGCCGAGTAGAAATCAGAATTTGAAAAATCTTCATAGGTTTTATTCTTTGCACTACCCTGTAACGCAGTATAAAATTGTAAATATGCTTGAAAACCAAGTCGTACTCCTGTATCGTTTTCTTGTTTTGCGCGGCGCATCTTTTCGCATAAATGTACACTTAAAGTTGTTAATTTGCGGAAAGATTTACCACAATACTTACATATAACCGGATCATATTTAGAAATTATAGGCCGTATGGTGTGTTCAATATTCTCCATTTGCGTTGTTCTTCCGTTTCTGTTAGTCTTACTGTTGAAATATATGATATTTCTTCTACTGTCGATTTAAGTGCATGATACATAGTAGCTTGATCTAATAAGTCCTTCATACCAGGATCAGTTTCTGCTAACTCGAACATTTTCTCAAACAACTAAAACTTATCATGTCGTGGGTTCGGTTCTGAGAAACCCTAATAAAATAACGCCATTGTTTTACAATCCAAATGTTGAATCACATACTGCACAACCTGCAATATCGCAAGAATGTGTTCTTCCAGGATCTCGTTTAAATTCCATATTTGGGGAAATATCGTTATCGAAAATTTGCGACATTGTGTTCCATAAAGATTTTTGTTTATCGTCGTCTAATAAACCATAATCATGCCTATAAGTATAGCACATGGACGTAATTACTTCATTTCTTGTTTTCATGCAATATCCTTTTTAATCTGCTCGGGTGTCATACCCATATCTTTCGCTAAAGCTTTAATATCAGCTGTTGAATTTAACTCTGCCAACAATTCTATATCTTCAGTTTTCATACTAGGATAAAGACTAGATAGGAATTTTGTTATCTTGTTATTAGCAGACTTTTTCTTTGGTGCCGCTAACCAAGTATGATTCATTTTGCCCATTCCCGGACTTATTGTAGTTACTGCTAGCCAGTTAAGTTTATCATGCTGTTTCTTTATATCAAAGTAATGTTTGTTTAACCGTTGATTAGTTGCCTGTAGATAATACGCTTGCAACATTGCATCGCCAGTTACTGTGGCACCGTATCGAATCATAAGAAACGTACTAAATTTCTTTTTTTCATCATCAGATAACGAATCGTAAAACTCGCGATCTTTGTTATCTAGCGCCAACATTTCTGACGCTATGCTCAATTTTCCATTATCAAATGCCATTTACTTCACCTTTAATAGTTGATAATACATTATAGCTTTATCTAGTAGATCACGCAAGCCTTCATTTGTCTTTGCTGTTCTTCTAATATTACCCCACAACTCTGCTTCTTTGATTTCTTCATGCATATTGCCGGTACGCTCTTTTGTCAATTTTGACTTATTTATCTCACCCATGATCTTTGCGTAATAAGTTATACAGTAATACAGTATGATCTATTAGTTCTTGCATTCCGGGATGTTCTAGACCCAAAAGTTGCATATCTACCCACATTCCCTTTGGGTACATGACTGGTTGACCACGTTGCATATATAGCGTTTCTTCTCCGTTATCATCGATTCTCCAAATTTCTGTCTCGTCGGAACTATATGTAGAATTGTCTATTTTTATTTTAAATTCAGGTAACATGTTGATCACCTATTGCGACGTTGTATTTCCCAGTAGTAGTTGACAATGATGCATGGTAGCCAACAGCAACATTATAATTTGGCGTTTTAATTTCTTCTGTTTGATACTCTGTTTTTAATACATCAAATAGTGTGCCATATTCATATCGAAGACGCGGAGAACCTATCAATATACGTCTTCGATATACCTTCGTCAACCAGTATGTTTGACTATTTATCTTCACAGGTCTCCAAGCAAACCATTCACACCATTGATTTCTTGGACTATCATCAAAAGCTGCTTCGTTAATTACCATTATTGTCTTTTCTAAAAACATTTGCTGTAATCAACAAGCTCCGAAGCACGAGAAATATCTTTTACGAAGAATGCACACATAGGTTTATCTACATTTTCGGTTAAGGGAACAGCTAACATTTGTCCTGGCTTCATTTTAGGGAAATACCATTTAACATCTTGGTATATGTCCACAACCTCAACCGGTTCAAATTTAGGACTATAACTTGATATCGGATTAAAAGTAAATACATTAAATCCACGGTCATTTATACTAGTCAATGGTACTACTTCTAGATCACCGAGATCAGGTTCGCCAATTAATATCTGCCAATCTACTGGCATACGAATAACATTTTCGCCAATCTTTAATACTAACGCTGGACTATTAAAACTTTCTAAGAAAATCAACGGAATAAAGAAATAATCTGGATCTTTAGGGTTACTATTATCAAACACGCAGAAGCGAAGATCTGCAACCTCATCTGGTATCTGACTCATATCATGTGCAACGTTGTCTAATGTTAAAATTCTCATGTAATTCCTTTTAATTTGTCTAGATTTAAATCTAGCCTTCTATCTTAAAAATCCTTAGTAAACCTAGGCATTTGACCTTCATTCCCATCATAAACAAAACAAGATAAACAAGGAAGTAAATCTTCCATATGTATAGTTGGATGACGCTCTATTACTTTACAATTATTGTCAATAAGCATGAAGTATAATTTCTCCTCTCCTGCTTTAAATTGATCTTTAAAAATAAACTGTAGATCTTCTAGTAACATCTGTATTTCCTTTAAGTGAAATTATTTTTGCCAATCAACTTTTTCTATAGAAAAAGGATAATTAGCTTCCGTATAAAATTTCTTTCGTTCAGTTAAATGACGCTTACTAAATTTACAAGTAGAAGTAATATCATATATTTCAACAAAGTCTTTATCTTCTGTTTTACGTAACCCTCTACCAATAGACTGTATTACACGCACAAACGACTTGCCTGCTTCTATAAACACGAGATTAAAAATTCTAGGAATATTAATCCCAGTTGAAGCAATTCCATAAGTACACACAAGCGTTATGTTATTATTCGTAGCTATACTATCGTAGTTTTCTTTTCTTACGTCTGACTTAGTAGATCCACTAAGAAAAATGGCACCTGGAATAGCTGATGCTAACTCTTTACCTGGATCTACACGTCCAATTAACACTAATGTATTTCCAGTTTTACTTATTTCGGTAATAACTGACGCAATATAAGCTAACCTATTTTTAGAGTCAAGTAAGTATTTTAGCTCATCTTGATATGCCTTATAATCTCCATAATCAATAAGTTGTTTTACATGAACGTGACAGTTAGATAATACGCCAAGCTCTTGTAAATCACTTGCTTTTACTGTACTTACTACTTCTCCGAGAGATACTTTTAACGATAATCTATCTACCATTTCTTTTGGAATTGTCCCAGTGACACCCCACCTAATTGGTATTTTAGACATAACACCAGTTAACATTTCTAACAAAATTGATGCCTTAGCGATATGACACTCGTCTGCTATTACACATATAACACCTTCTAAGAAGTCAGTTATAGATATTAGAGCTTCTCCTTCTTTAGATTTCTTAATTAATGAATTTAAACTTTGCCATGTACAAATTGTATGTGTTTTAGTGAAATCTTTTTTAGCACCATGGAATACGCCCACATCTAATCCCATGTTAATATAATCAGCCTCGGTTTGTTTAACTAAGTCAGTGCTAGGTACAATTATTATAGACCTACCATAAGTTTCAACTTTATGACTCAATACCCCAGTAATGATTGTTTTTCCGGAAGATGTACTTAGACACCCAAGAGATTGCACATTAAGTAAGAAATCATTTATTGCAGCAACTTGATAATCACGTAACATGATAGGCTGTCCTTCTCTATCATGCCCCTTAGGCCATACCTTATGTGCATAACTAGATTCGGTTACTGCCTCAAACTCAAATGTAGTATTATAATCTCGCAGATCGTGTAGTTCGATATCGTATCCGTCATACTCAATAATAGGTAGAATCTCAGCTAATAGATTCACATACGTTTGCCCAGAAAGTGTGAAAAAATTCTTTTTTCCGTCCCATCTTCCTAAACGTACTGCTGGTATGAACCTAGCACCTGGAATATCATAAGAAAATTTTGTAACTAACTTTCTTCTGGTTGGTAAATCTAATCCGGTTATTTGACAAGTACACTCGTCCTTAATTACTATTTTACATGATGCCATTTACTCTCCTGTGCCAGAATTTGTTACTTAATAACGGTATATACGGGCAATATATTATTTGATTAACTTCTTCGTGTTCTTGTAGCTTCTTACTCTTTAGAATATCTCAAACCAGTTTTCGAGTGGAATTACAGGAGAATAACCTGTTAATGCCAATCTTACATTTCTTTCTATAGGTAGTATGCATGTAACTTATATTATAAGTTCAGTTTCACACATAAGTCAACTCATTAGGTTAAGATACTATTTTCTAGGTAAGGGTGGACACCAAAAGATAATCTTTTCTGCTTGATTAAGCCATTGTTTTTTAGCTTTGCCGTGCATAAGATTAGCAAAAGACACAAGTAATGGTAATCTGACAGAGTAAGGAGAAATAACTCTATTAGTATATACTAATTTTATATTAGGATCTAAAGTAAAATCATCAATGGAATCTTTTAAAGAAACAACTCTAATTTCTTCGGGAGCAAAAAATGCGGAGAATTGATCTATTGGACCAGGCGTTGAGACAAAATTCGGGTTGTAAATAACCATAGGTAAACGGTTTACTTCCTTAGCCCATGCAATAACTTCTTTAAATGTAGTATCTCCTGGATTAAAGTCAATCGATTTATTTAAACACAGTTTAATAAACGTATCTCCATGTTGTTCGGTGAGAATTTGAACTATTTCTTCATTTACCGTATAACTTAATACTCCAGAATTATCTACTAAAGAATACAAATCGTCAAATCCTAAATGTTCGGTGATATACTCAAACATTGAATCTGGTATATTCTCAATCTCGCATTTACCTTGTTCATTTATTTTCAATTCGATACTATAAGGTGTTTGTTCAACTTCAAGTAACTGTTTAAATAATTCAGTTACTTGACTAGATACTGTTATACTATTGGAAGTAGCATAAGTAACAACCCAATTTAGATTATACTCTGTTATAGCAAATTCCCAAGCCTTTGACTCCTTATTCCAAAGTACCGAGCCTTGAGAAGATTTTGCAAATTCTTTTATGTCTAAAATTATCTTATCATTAAATGGAAACTTAAAATTTAATTTATTATTTTCTATACTTAATAACTTATCTCGATTTACTGTACGTAGACTGTGTCTATAGTTTTGATGGTTAGGTTGTTCTATACCATGTTTCGATAATTGACGCTCATATTTTGCTATTAGTCTCTCGGCTAATACAGCTTGTCTATCAGACATAGCAATACCGGTAATAGTCTGTTCTGATACGCTTGTAATAAAGTTAATATCATATGATGCTAATGATATCAATGATATCATAGGTTCTGGCCAATATCTAGTATTTTTACCAGTAGCGTCACGCATACCTGCCATAAATTCTATATAAGTTTCAATTTCCTGGAATATCATTATTATACCTTTTAACTCACACTTTAAAAGATCGTTGACTCTTATTAAGAGTTTCTGTGCTCTTAATACTAGATTGCAATGTCAGTAATGCTTCTATTGCTATCTTATGGCAATCTAAAAATGCAGCTAACCCTTCTTGTTCGTTATGGATTTTCTCGTAACTTGCAATTTTCTTTATCGCTGTTAAAAGTATTTGCTGGTAATGTAAGTTTGCTTTCATTGGGATATGTATATTCTTCTATATGTGAGAGGTAATGTTGTTTCATTTTTTCGTTTCTTACTTCTTGATTTAACTCTGCAACTCGTCGCCTATCAAGTTCAAGTTCAAGTTTTGGATTAAACTTACCATGTTGTGGATATTTCATTCTGTCTTCCAAGTAAAATAATAGTTTAACGAATTATACTAACTTTGTCAACAGTTCATTACCAATCTTTATACGGTGTTTTGGATAGACGCGAATTAAAATACTTCTTATCATCGGATACTTCTGTACCAACCCAATCTGGTTTGTTGATTACCTCACTTTCGCTCAATAATTCAACTTCTACAACCACGAGTCCTTTATTATCTCCATCGAATATATCAAGTTCCCATGTTAAGTTTTCGTGTAGAATCTTATACCGTGTCTTTTCTATAATAGATCCTTGACATAGATTAAGCATTGCCTTTGCTTCGGAGATAGGAATTTCATACTCGTACTCTATACGAGAAATACCAGTTGATTCCCCTTTTATCGTTAAATACCCTTGATTTCCTACTACTCGTACTCGTACAGTGCAATTCTTATCAAGTGACAAATATCCTTGTATAATTGTTCTACCGAAACCCAAAAATTTAGGAAATCGTTTCACCAAAAACTTACGCTCTATTTCAATAGACATAGTGTTCCTTATGTAATTACGGTATATAATTCATATATTTTGTGTCAAAAGCAACAACCCCGCATTCAGCAGCAAAAGCAACTATTTCAGCTTCAGTTGGAGAATCTTTAAAATTAGCTTCTAGCACATAGATTAACTTGTTAGCAAAATCCTGATTATTACGCCAGAATGCCTTTGCTGATGCCTTTGCTGTATCAACTTTCTGCTTCCCACCTTTGAACTTGTAAGACGCGGCTTTATGAGCAGATTGTGCTGTCTTATAACCATATCCTTGAGCATTGTCTATGACTTCTCCATTCACGTCGCAAATATCAAACCGTGTCTGCGTATCAAAAATCCCAAACTCTTCGTCAATTATAACACGTACTGTTCTTGCTTTGACTTGATATTCCATAATTAATTGACATCCAAATTTAGTTTCATCAGGTAAATCAAAATATCCGGGCCGTCAAGTAATACTGATTCGCTAGGATAACGTAGCGAACCATTGGGTATCATTTTACCTTTCCAATTTTCCACTTTGGCAGGTTGTTTATATTCTGCAACTCGAATCTTCTTTTCTCCCATTGACGTAATACGTCCAATTAGAAGTTCTGTTTTCCTAATAGGTATGGCAATAGGGTCACCTATCTTTAATGGACGTCCGATTGCATCTACGTGATTATATTCTTTCGCCATCAAAATTATCCTCCTGTAAATATTGTTGAAAAACTTTTAACAAACAGCGTTCCATTTTACGCTTTCGCTCCTCATTTAATGAGTACTCGTATGGCTTCATACCGTCTGGGTACTTTAATCTGGCATATTCGCTATTACGAATATCTGCCTAATGTTCAGAGGCTTTTGCGGCAGTTTTGCAAATTTTACTTCTCGATACGCCAACACACTTTGGCATAATCTTTAATACTGGAACTACTTTAACAATACCAGAACGATTCTTAGACATAATCAGTTGACTTTCCTATTTGTTATACATTTCTCATAACCAAAGCATCTGAATACTCTTTCCATTTGTGCGGAAAGCTCTTATACAAGTCTGCTACTTTAATTGCAGTTCTCAATGATGTTTCGCGAAGTTTAGGTTGATTGGCAAATAAGAAATCAATGATTTCATCTTGCTGACTTTGATCAAAGTTATAATCTGTAAATAACTCTCCGGAATTTGCAATTTGACGAATACGCAATAGTTTTTCACGTGTAGTGTCAAGTGTCAAATCTAAATAGTGGCAACGCGATTCAAGTGCAGTTAAATGATCTTTTAATGTTTTGGAACGAATATTCTCAAACTTGATGTTAGTAATAAAGATAATACTGCCTTTAAAATTAAAAGTTTCTGGAATACCGTCGCGCCGCAATGCGCTAGATTCACTGTTCCAACAAATCTTTCGTGTCTTACTCGTATCCAATGCTGCCTTCAACAAGTTTAACGACAAGTCATCATAAAAAAGACCATCGGCGTCATCAAAAACCAGAACATTATCCTTATCACTGAATTGGTACAGTTTTTGATACAGGCCGATAGGTGTCATTGCACCTTTAATTACTTCAGAACGTATGCGGCGTCCGGCGATTTTATCAAATAACGAAGCACGTTCTAACTCTTTCTCAACGCCGTATGATTTGCCTATTCCGGCCGCGCCCGTTACGATCATTGCACGTATTGACCCTTCACATGTTGCTCGTGTCATTTCATGTAATATGTCAAAACGATTTCCAATACGTTCCATAATTTGTTCATCGGTTTCTGTTGCAACTTTACTTGTCTCTGTTGTATCGTCGCTAGGAATAACACCTTGTGCTATAAAAGCCTCAACATCCGAAAATTCATAATCTGTGATATTATTTAACTTTACGCGGATGCTCGTCTTCTCGTCACCAAACATATGAGCACCATTAACAGTAATGAACGCATCCTTGTCGCCATATTTAGAATACTGTTTTATTAAAGGGAATACTATATTTTTAATAGATTGCCCACGATAAACGCCGTTCTTAATATTAACATAAGTAGAACTCATTTGTTACTCTCCCGTGTTATCTAATTTAATAAAGCTATTATACACTATATAACCAAAAAGTCAAGAGCTATTTACCTAGATTTCAACCTCGTTTGCTCAAGATTGATCAAAACACTTATAGTGCGAATAATGTTTTACGGCAAATTCAATCCCTTGCGATTCTGCGTCTTTAAGAAAACACCGTTTAATATCTGCAATTTGGAACGCTTTAAATGCAGAAATAAAATCATCTACATTATCAAGGAACGTAATCTCATATTCCGAACCGTAATTTCGTTCCATTTGTTGTTCTGTTTTTGACAATACATACTTCTTAATATTATCTTCATGTTTCCAAACAAAGCAAATACGTGGCTCGCCGTTTACTACCGGAAAACAGATATCTCCATCATCTACAAGAGCATGATAAATTTGATGTAATAAGCTAGCAAAATTCTCTGCAGACCCCATGTATCCCCCATTGTCTGGAAAAATAGCATATGGGTTAGCATCAGTTTCGAGCAAAAAGTTTGTTATTGTTGTCATACTTTCGTCAGACCTGAAATGTTCAATTGAAGCTAACGATTCGTTGAATATATTATGAAACTGCGTAATTCTTGTCATCTTCTACACCTCTCTTATTTAATAAAGCTATTATACGTAGTAATAACCAAAAGGTCAAGATCTTTATCCAAACGAATCAGAGCAAAGTTATAGTAGTTGTTACATAAACCTAAACGAAGAGCGTTCGTAGAACGTCATTATAACCATTAGATGTATAATCAATAACTTACAATTTTAATTAACTACTTGATAATATTAGAGACTTGAATATATGTTAGTTTGAAGGATTATCTGCAGGCAATACTTCCCCCGGAAGTCGGTCAACATAATAATCTTTATCCTCGACTGCCACAATAGAGACCTGCTTCATTGTTTGCGGAAATTTCGCATGATCGCAATCACACTTGATTAATGTACATGCTGTTTCTTCTCCATTGGCTTTTCTATCTAACTTTGAGAGAAGCGAAAGCAAATTTCTACGACTTAGATATACTTTATTCATCATTAACAGTTCCTGTTAGTCATTGTCCGGCCCAATACAAAGCCCACTACTATGCTAAAAGATGAAAAAGTAAACATTGTATATAATAAGACCAAATCATTCATCATTTTTTCCATCCTTTAAGAAAAATATGGAATATCCACATACTGACATTTAGGACAACACATAACTGCAATGCGACCTACATAGATTTCAATATCACAATTAGAAGCGTAGTTATCTTTACCTCCAATAGTGAATTCTTCCATCTCATCGCATAAGTTTCCTTCGTCTGCGTTTGGACATTTCACTGTTTTTCATCCTTTCTTAATTCTTTTACCATGCTAAATGCGTGTCGAATACAATCATCTACTGTAAGATTTTGCTTTGTTTGGTCTAGGCTAGACACACTGTCTTTCATTTTCATATGCGGTAGCCACTCAGTCGCAAACTCAATTAAAGCCGCGATGTTTTCATCTCGACCCTTTCAGTGCTTCTTCGCACATTCTACGAATGGTAGATTTACTTTCATAGTCACAGTCAGACATAAAGTATATGCGTTCCAAGTGTTCTCGCAATCGGGCATTCTCTGCTTTTAATTCATCACTTTCCTGCATCAAGACTAAATTCTCAGAATCCAGTTTATTCATTTTAAAGGCGTACATTTCTTGCAGCGTATGGGCGAAGGCTCTTATCTCCTCTACAAATGTCTGAGTACTGTTTGTTTCGCACCGAATATCTATCCAAACTTTGTCTATCTCTTGGTCGTTCATCATTCACCCTTTCATTCGCCGTATTCATATCCACTCATAATCATTTCTCCTTTAGTTAAATTATTTCGCTGCTAAACGGATTTGCTTCCGAAGCGTCTAGTGTTTTCTGATCGATCATTTATACGCGCCCGCTCAACTCTACGTTAGACCACATTGGTTGCCATGCACGCAAGCTCTTTCAGTTCTTCGTTGATTGTTTCCCTGTACAGAGGCCTCCGCGAGGCTATGCAGCATGTGTCCCTAAATTGCAAGTCAGCTATATGAATAATCACCGATGCAACAAATCGCATCAATTCTGCGTTGTTAAACTGATAGCATTCCTCCCCATCTGCATCCTTGAAATATCCACATTCTTTTTTCGCGTTTTTGATTATGTGATCTTGCATGATCTTTACTCCGTAGTTAAGATTGGTCTAACCCGCCGTTCGAGTCGGACAGCCCGACATTTGCTTCTTTAACGCTTTCTGGTTTTTCCATGTTCATCGCTCCGTTTATAGTTCAGTGTTCGGGCTGCCGCTCAACTCGACGTTAGGCAACTATGCCGTAGTTCCATAAAAATCAGCGAGCAATTTTGCTGTTTCATGGTTCCATACTGAGGCTATGTGTTTAACGTGGTCTCCGCCATGTCTGCCAATATGCAAAATGATGGTATGATCATTTGTGTAATTTTTAACGAGCATGATGCAATCCTCAATTCCTTCTGGGTTGCGTACTTGTCCATACAGCATAGCTGGGTTGTCTTGATCTGGTATTTCATTGAAAGTTTTCGGGTAAAAGTTTACTATTTCCATGATGATTCTCCGTTGTAAAAAGTTGCCCAACCTAACAGTGAATAGGGACGGGCGAGAAGCCGCCCGCCCCTTACCTCTAAGATACGTTCGACACCTCAATTAGCACATCACCATGACATGCTTTGGGCGAGCAGAAGCAAATCAAATCTTTCCCGGCAAGTTCACGTTTGGCTTCTTCTATCAAGAGCGGCTGCGAAAGTAACCATTCCTTGTATTTCGCAATCACAAGTTCACGAGTACCATACTCGCTCATAGTAAATGGATTGCCCCACTTGCTTGGCCTGCCAATGTAAACTGCGCCTTTCGGCATCCCATCTCGATATTTATTTAGTACCTTTGGCATCAGGCATTTCTCAAAAGTGCTCATAAGTTCTCCTGTTTAATTAAAGTTCGTTCAGCTCCTCAACTCTACGTTAGCCGTCACAGTGGCATCCCTGTTTCGTCGTCCACCAAATACCCAGAGCATTTTCTGTCGTGGTATCGTGGGTTTGTTGTTCCGCACTGATGGCAAGGTGGACGTTCTGTTGGCTGGTTCCACCCGCACGGGCAATCGTGATTCTCTCCGTCGCCGCCCTCTAAATAGTTTCCGCATTCTGGGCAATATAGTTTTTTCATGTCTCGATCCGTAGTTAAAAGTCTGCTACCCGTCATTGCACGCGGACTGCCTACGGCAGCCGAGTTAACTCTACGTTAGGCTTCAACATAGTTATATGACTCAGCATCAATTACACCTGCCGCATTCAATACTTTGTATTCCACCTTATCCATTTGCATTGTGTAAGGACGTGAAGATATCCCCCATGCTATTGCACACTTCGCTATATCAGCAAATGTAATTCCTCCACCATTTTCGTTTGATTCCCACCTAGCCTTAAATTCTTGCTTATTCATAATTCACCCTTTCTTAAACAAAATACGGAATATCTACATATTGGCATTTAGGGCAGCACATAACCCCCATAGCGATTTAGACGACAGGTGCGATAAACGACAAACACACCTGACCTCTAAGATACGTTCGACCACATCACAATTTGAAGTTTTTCGCCTTGTCGCGCTCTATGTTTTCGAGCAATAGCCCACGTGCAACACGACGTGCAATATCCATTGATGTGCATGTCGCGATTTCTTTTCCGCGAGACTTGACCACGTATTTAATGCCTCCGGTTGTTTTGCAAAGGTATGTTGCCGCTTGATACTGCATTTCAATCTCCGATTAAAGTAGGGGTCGAACCAATCATTCAAGAGGGACGCTGTAAAAGCGCAGCGCCCCTTAATTCAGACGTTAGGCATCAGCCAAGTTGTAGTCACAAGGATCATCATAGTTATTTTTCGGTGCAATATTAATTTCTACGACGAGCTGGCGCACATTGCCCCAGCAAACACCCTCGACTCCTTCTGCCCATCCTTTGGCTGCATTATCCCGATATAGGTCAATCGCATTTTGTGCGCGTGTTTTCGCTTCGTCTTCCGTTGCGTGTAATTGGAAGCCATCATCTGGGTCGTAACTAAAAAATTTCATCATTCACCTCCTTCGGTTGTGTAGCAGCTAAAATAGATAATGCATTATTGGTATGGTCGTTTATGTCACTCACCATCTCTGGTGAGAACTTATCACCCCAAACTGTATTCAGTACGACTAATATTTCTGAATTTTTTACCAAAGCCTCACGTAACATCGCCACTTGTTCCTGTGACTCTGCAAGCTGGGTGCGGAGGGATTCGACCAGTCCGCATTCTTCTGGTGTATAAGCTGACGGAGCTTCCAACCTCTCAATCATGATAGCCTGCTCGTAAACTATTCCTCCGAGTCGACGGACTTCTGCCGACATGTTCTCGTGTAGTTCCTTGACGTACTTATTAGACGGTTGTCTTATCGGCTGCATATAATTCTCCTCGTAACCCTATCCTGCATCATTATATCTTACCTGACTATTAACACTACTTCACTTGTTTCCAGCAAGCCTTTGCATATA